CATCGTCCCATTGGTCCAGCCACGGCAAGATCAGCCCGCCACACCAGTGGCAGATGTAGTTATGCGAGGCGAGAAAGTCTTCCCTCGATTTCCCGCGAAGCGGCTTCCGCCTGTCTGAATTGTACGTCATTGACCTTGGCGGAGCTTGCCCCTCGCATGTCGATATAGGCGTTGGCGCGCGTCGCCTTGCCTCCGTTAATCGTGGCCTTCGTTTCGGTGTAGTCGACTACGTACCGCGCGGAGGTCCCTTGTTCTTCGGACCATATCACGACCCACAAAACCGTCTTCGATCTGACGACATGCAGGAAGCCCATGAGCGGAATGCCGAACATCTGGCTCAGGATTCGGCCGTCCTGAATTTTGGAGTAGCTGACTAGCCACTCTCCTTTCCACGGCCCCATGAAGGTGTCGAGGTTCGCATCAAAACGACATTTCAACTCGAACACGGAAAGGATTTCGTTGCTCTCATGGTCCTTGATGATGAAGCCGTCGACCGGGGCGAGGATGTTCTTACCGTCCGAACCCTTGGTCGGCTCTCGCTTAGTGATGATGAAATAGGCGTCCGGATATTTTGTGCGACGGACGTGCTCCATATATGTCTCCATCGCCACCTCTTCGTAAGGGCGGACGGCCATGCCCTTCGGGCTTGCTGCATCGTGGCTCAATCGCGCGGTCTCACAAAGCGGAGTGAGGGGTTGGTCTCATACCGGCGAAGGGCGGGAGGCATCACATCAATCCGGCCGGCCTTCTGGAGTCGACGCGCCGCCGAACGAACGGCGCCCCAGCTTTTGTTGAGGTGGACCGCGATCTCCTTCTCGCACCAATCCGGGTGGCGCTTATGAAGAAGCTCGACCGTCGCCATCAGCGAGATCGAGGAACGCGGTAGCCGCTCTCCCATTTTTGCCATGGATCGTAACCCCATAGTTTGACGGCGAGCGCGCGGGAAAGCTCGAAAAACTCCCCGAAGGTTCCGTCCTTGACCATCTGTCGCTTCGAGTCTGCGACGATCTGGAAAGACGTTCCGTCCGCGCTGTCGCGGTTGAGCTTGATGTGTTCCTTGTGGCTGTGCCCGAGGGCGATAAGGAACATTTCCGAAAGCTTGTTGGGAGTAGGCCAGCGCTCTCGGTCTTCCTCGCTGAGATTGAAGTGCGCAACCCCGATGCCGGCCATCCACTTGGACAGGGTGCGGTCCCCGCCCTCCGCCTCAGTCACCTCGACGCGGTACATCTGCCCTTCACGGAGAGCCGCATCGATATCCTCGGCGGTGGCGGGGTCGGCCGGGAGGAGGGTTTGGTTCTTTCCCAGCCGCATGAAGTATGAGCGCGCCATCAGTCGCTCGACGCCTCTTCGTCATCATCAATCGTTGTGCGCTTGATGTGGTGTTCGCGAATGCTGAAGGCCTCGCTGACCTCGTCCGGATAGTCGGCAAGGCGTGTCTCGATATCCATCTTCGCAAACAGGTCGATCACCGCCTTGGGGGACTGGCACATGGACGCGCTCAGGCTGAATGCGTCCATGATCTCGCCGGCTTCAACGACGCTCTTCGCCTTGGGTAGAACGTCGATTGTCTCCGGCTCCGGCTTGGGCGCCGGAGGGGGCGCGGACGGAGGCATGGCGCCGCGCGGGAGTTGCGGAGCGTCATCGAAATCGGACGACTGGTTCCACTCGCGTGCCTCGTATTCGTCGGTGATGCCCATGAGGATATCGGCGAACAGGGTGCGGAGGCAGTAACCGGTCGGGCGCCACTGAAGCATGCGCTGAGGGAAGCGGAACCATGGCGAGTCGTTGTCCGCCTCGTAGTTGGTGCCGTCCTTGCGACGCTTCATGATCCGTGGCTTTACCTGCCACAACCCGGCGCGCTTGGCGTCCTCGACGGAGTATTCGACGCGGTAGGTTTCCCCGGTGTCTTCGCGCACCGCCTCACACCATCCGAAAGCGTCGTCGCCATAGCGCTCTGTGGCGCCCGGCGTGAAGCCCATGGTGATAGTCTTGGCCTTGCCGGTGCGGCGGATCACGCCAATCAAACCCTCGGCATACAGGGCCGGCTTACCGTTGATCACGGTGAACGCGCGGAGAGAAGCCATCGGCGGAAGGCCAAGCTCAGCGCCGGCCATGATCGTAATCATGATGGCGGCCTCAGCCTCAGCCGGCGTCTTGTTGCCGCCGACCAAAGAGGCCGGCGCAACGCCAGCGGCGAGGACGCCCTTGGCGACGCGGCTGATCTCCTCGGCAGACTGAGGAATGATGGCGAGGACTGTGCCTCCGGCTGGAAGGTCCGGCTTCTTGGCCTTCGGCTTTTCGTCTGTGGTGGTTTCCGTCATTCGCGAGACTCCTCGATTTCCATGCCCGGCTTCTTGGTTCCAGCGCGAGCGAGGGCATTGGCCTTGCGCTGAAGCAAATCGGTGATATCGGCATCATCCTTCACCGCGCGGAGAAACTTGGCGCGGTCGGTGATAACGCCCTTCTTCACGGTGCGGAGAACGGTCGCGCGACCGAACGCGGACGAGGCCTTGGCTTTGGGGGTTGGGACACCTTCAGCCTTGGCCTCGCCCGCGCTCCCCTGTACCTCAGAGGACTTGCGGGCCTCTTCGGCAAGACGGGCTTCTTCCTTCCTCAGGAAGTCGCGAAGCGTGGTGCGGGACGCGGCAAGCATATTCTCGCCGCTCTTGATGAAAACGTAGTTGGCGCTCACCACCGCGAGAGCATCATCGTGCGGCTTGCGGAGCGCGGAATAGGCGCCAGTGGCTTCGGTGATGGCGGCCTTCAACTCCTGCCCGAGGCCGGAGAGCTTGTCCGCCTTCTCCTGTGTGTCGACAGGATCGAGCGCCTTGATCTTCTCGATGATCGACTCGATGCGCTCCTGAAGGACTTCGTGGACCGGAGCGTAGTTGGACTGACCTTCTTCCGGGCGCTCATCGGCAATCGCGCCGGGCTGGCGGGAGGGCTTGCCATCCGACCACGTCCCTTCAATCAAGGCGGTCTTGTACTCCGTTTCGCTGACAGCGATGGCGTGCGGGAAGCTGAAGCTCAAGGCGTTCTGGCCTTCAACTGACTCGGCATCGAACGGCGGCTTGCGGCCGAATTTGAAAACCGTGCCGTTCTCGGCCTGCCATGCGGCGAATGGATAGTCCGGCTTGGTCCGGGCGCCTTGGATTCGCCAGTAGCCCCAAATGTCGTCCACCGAAACGTTGAGGCGATCCTTCGATCCCGGCGCCGCCAATTCGGCGTGCCAATAGTCATAGCTCACGGGCAGTCTCCTTCATCATGCAGCGCAACCTTGCGACTGAGAAAATATGTGCTACATGTTTCACCGTCAAGCTTCACTCTGGTGAAAAGGATTTTAACCAATGGCCAAGGCCAAAGCCGCACCCGTCAAGGGAAAGCGCGTTCCTACCGTCGACCCGCACCGCCTCACAGTCCAAATGCCCGGAGAGCTTCGCGACGCCCTAGCCACCTCCGCCGAGGAGAATGGCCGTTCCCTCGGTGGAGAGGTGGTCTTCCGCCTCAACAAGTCGTTCGGGCTGAAGCCGCGCCGCGCCGGATGATATGGCGTCGCGGAAGTGCTTTTACTGCGACCGGGAACTCTTCGCCGGTCGCGAGCACAAAAAGGCTCCCCACCTTCTAACGAAAGATCACATCTATCCAAGCTCCATGACGTTCTCGGATGAGCTTCACGCGCGACTGAGGGACGCCATCAAGGGCGGATTGAACACCGTTCCGTGTTGCGCGGAGTGCAATTCGTACAAGGGTAGACTCGAACCCCTCGACTGGCTGGTGATCATGCCGAACGCGAAGAGAGCCACCGCACTCGCTCAGCGGTTGATCAAGATGGGCGAGGATATGCAGGAGGTCTTTGATGCCCTCCGAAGGAGAAAGAAGTGACTGAAGACACGATCCACTCACGCGCTCAGGTTGTCGACGGGGAAACCCCGGACTTTGCCGCGATGGAGGACTATCCGCTGTGGAAGGCGATGAAGGAGGTCGACACCGGCAACCATGACGACATCGTCAAAATCCTCACCGCTGAGCTTCCCGAGGCTGGCTACACGACGCAAGAAGCCCTCGCCGGGACCGCGCTGTTGATAGGCTCAATCGTCTTGGGAATGGCGATGGCGCACAAAGACCTCCCCCCGGATATTGTTGAGGCAGACCGCGCTGAGAACCGCGCCATGCGCATCAAGCTCGCCGCGCTTCTGACCGAAGTGTCACGCCTTCTGTCGAAGTTGTCGGCGAATGCGTGACCCGTATGACGTTCTAGGGCTTGAGCGGGATGCGACTCCGGAGCAAATCCGGATTGCGTTCCGCAAGCTCAGCAAGAAGCATCACCCCGACCACGGCGGTAAGGCTGAAGACTTCACCGCCGTGGTGGATGCCTACGATCTCTTGCGTGATCCGGAGCGCCGGGCCGCCTATGATCGCGGTGAGCGCGAGGCAGACAAGCCGGACCCGGTCGAGGTTCGCGCCCGGTCGATGATCTCCGATATGGTGGAGTACATCATCACGGACGCGCTCAACCGCGACAACAAGGCTATGCGCCAAAAGCATCTGGTGAAGGCGCTTCTATCGGAGGTGCAAGCGCTGGACGTTCTACTGGCTGAGGCCCGCGCAAAGGTGCAGAAGCTTGCCAGCAAGGGCGACGCACTCAGGGATATCAAGGCGCGAATCTCCCGTAAGAAGGGCAAGATCGACCCGGACGATGTGCTGGTGTGCTCCGTCGAGAAGATGATCAATATCACCAGTCGGCAACTTGAGAGTGAGCGCGACGATCTCAACATGCGGCAAGCTGTCGTCACTGAGGTGCGCCGCATGATCACGGCGGGCGAGTGGGAATATCGGATGGACCCGGCTGAAACCGATCCGCAATATAGCTCGCCTTACAAAGACCTCCTCACCCAGTACATCACAAATCCGAAACCATAATGCCGTTCCGCTACAAGGGTTCAAAATTCTCAGGTCGACAGGCAGGCGCAAACGCGATGCCTGTCTGGGTGTGCGCGAACATCAATTGCGAGGCGCACTACAGGGCGATTTTGCAGGATGGAAAGAAGGTCCGGCCTGTTGATCACTGCCATCGCTGTGGTAGCCTCGCATTTGAGTATTTCGCATCGAGCGGCGAGGCCAAGAGGTGGGCCGAATTGCGTCTTGAGGAGAAGCTTGGGCACGTGAGCAAGCTCCGGAGACAGGTGAAATTCCCCCTCATGGCCATCGGCCCAAATGGGTTTCAGGTTCACGTTGCCGACTACAATGCCGATTACGTCTATATCCTCGATGGGGTCGAGATCATCGAAGACCACAAGCCTATCGACGGTATGGACCGTGAGGCCAAGCTGAAGCTGAAGTGGATGCAAGCGCAGCAAGGCAGACCCGTTCACATCCACGAAAGCTGAGAGAGCCATCATGGCAGAAACCGAAGGACAGTTGCCGCTTGAACGGCAGTCCAATTCCAACCTCACCAAAATCAAGAAGGACATCGCCTCGTCCCGAGACCGCATCATCGCGATCAACAAGGACATCAAGGAGCTTCAGGCGGAGAAGCAACATATCCGCGATGGCGTCGAGGCCATGGGTATTCCTAAGAAGGCCTTTGACCATGCCGTCCGCGTCGCCGAAATGGACCCGGACAAGCGCCGTGCCTACGACTTCGGCTATGAGGTGACGCGCGAGGCGCTGAACGCTCAGCTGGACCTCTTCACCTCGGTCGATGATGAGAACGAGGCGAAGCCCCAGAATGCGCCGAAGGCCACCACGGCAAAGAAGGCCGCGCCCGCCAAGAAGGCTGAAGCCAAGAAGCCAGCCGCCAAGAAGCCGGCGAGCGCACCGAAGACGCCAAAACCGGCCAAGGCCGCCAAGGAGTCGAAGGAGTCCAAGCCGGCCGTCGATCTCTCTTCTGCTGAGCCTGCCGGCAGCGCTTGATTTCTCACCAATCTTCACGACATGATGAGGCGCATCCTACGGGGTGCGCCTTTTGTTTTCGGAGGTGAAGGATGATGAGGGTGGTGACGAAGAGGGACGCCCCTGTGACCTTGAACGGCGCAGACCTATCAGGGAAGGGGGTCCAATGTTGCGAGTGCGGCCGGGTTGAACTCTACAGTCGGAAGGTCGCGATATCGAAGGGGATTCCACCGGGGGAACTCCGGAAGAAATTCTATGTTCTGGGCTGGCACCAAGACCGCAAGGGCTGGCACTGCCCGGACTGCATCGAGAAAGAGAAGCTGGAGCGGATCGAGGCGAGAGCAAGATCGATTGAGCTATCCCCGCCGACGCTCGCCGCTGTTGTGCAAATGCCAAAACCTCAACCTGAGAAGGAGACGCCTGTGGCGCTTACCGTTGTGAACCATGACCCTGTCGCCGAATCGATTGCCAAGATGACGCCTGCCGACCGGCGCCGCATTTTCCGCGAGATCGACGTGGTATGGGACGATGCGAAGGGCCGCTATACAGGCGGCGCGACTGACAAAACCCTTGCCGATGCCATGAAGGTTCCGCGTATCTGGGTCGAGACGATCCGCCGCGAGTCCTTCGGCAACTCCGCCGACAATGACGAGATCGAGGCGTTGCAAGTCGACCTCGCCAAGATCGAGGGGAAGATCACCCTTCAGGTCGACGCCTGCATCAAGGCGGCCTCTGTGCTGGAGGCTTCGCTGAAGGAGGTCCGCGCCCTCAGTGACCGGCTCCAGATCGTTGAGAAGGCGGTGGGGCTCAAGCGTTGACCGACCCTGTAAGCCGCATCGCTGGGTTTGTTGGGTGTCGCGGCCTTGTCGCCTTGTATGGGGACGATCTGCTAAAGACGGCTGCTGTTCTTTTCGAGGTGCCTGTTAGCCCGGCCCCAGAAATGTCGGCGGCGATCTTGGCTCTTGGAAAGAAAGAGAGAAAGCGTCGTTTTGACCTTAATGTTCATAAGGTTAGCGACAGGTTTTTCCCACGACTTCCACGCCACAGATAGGCGGCTTGACGTGTTTGCGAATGTAGAGGAAAAAAGAGGGGCCGGTGCGGTTACCAGCCGCCCGGCCCAAATCCAAGGTAGTGTCCGCTACGCATGGAAGTCGCCGGAAGATATAACCGGCCCCTTTCCCCCATGCAAGTCTTCACCACTTTGGCGCGCCGAAGCGGGTGAACCTGTGTCTGTAAGACGACACACTCAGCGACGACGCGGCCGTGCCGTGCCTACAAACCCCTCAGCCGCATTTGAGACGCGCGCCGGCCGCCGAAAGCGAGTCGGGCAAACGGGCGAAAAGGAATGAGGACTCAGCATTCAGGTCGCCAGAACCTTAGCGCCACCGGGGGCATCCGGAAGCACTGGACCGTAATAGCTGGGCGGGTTTGATACCAACTGACCATGTAGGAGACCGGGGCCATTCTCATTCCTCGCGTCTTTGTTGATCCTATGGAACGGAAGGAGTCGCAGATGAAGACCGACCCACATTTCATGCTGAAGTCCTATGTCGGGATCGCCGGCATCAAGACCTCAGCGCTATCGCTGGCGCGGCTGAAGGAGGTCGCCCGCGCCCTGTACGAGGTGGAGGGGGACACCATGCAGGAGATCGTTGACGCGGTCTCAGCGCTGTCCCGCAACCATCGCCGCGAACTGGCGTTCCGGAATGGGCGGAAGCTTGGGGCGGGGAGCCGTTCGGCCTTCAGCCGCTCCCTCGCCGATAAGTACGCAAGACGACAAGCTGATCTGAAGGAGATCATCGACAATGCCAAAGCACACTAAGGACGTTCTAGCCGACGCGCTCCGCGAGGCCGGCTTGCTGGAAATGGCGGACATAGCCGCGACTGGCTACTATCACGACTTCCTGAGCCCGCTCACCCTACCGACCACGACGCTGGTGAAGCACCTCGGCGCCGAGGCGGAGAAGACCGGCAACGGCGTGAAGCGCCACAAGATCGAACAACTGATCTATCAGGTGGAACAGGGCTTCTTTGACGCCTCGGAAGAGGAGGCCGCCGAGTGGGCTGCCTCGCCGGACGGGCTGGCCGCGATGATGGGAGGTGCCCATGGGTAAGATTGCCGATCTGGTAGCCAAGATGTTCGCCGATGGCATGCCGGCCGCTGCGATCATCGCGGCGGTGAAGGATGCTGAAGACGGGTCGCGTCGCAATCTTGTCACCCATTTCGCGGAATGGTGGCAGGCCTTCCCCAACAAGGTCGGCAAAGGTGCGGCAGAAAAGGCATACGAGAAAGCCATTCGCCTCGCCTCGCCGGAAGTATTGCTTGACGGGGTTCATCGTTATGCTGCAAAGCGTGATGACCGGCCATGGTGCAATCCCGCGACATGGCTCAACCAAAGACGCTGGGAGGATGAAGCCCCGCAACCGATTATGACCCAGCCGAAGTCTATGGCTGGATCATTCTTCGACGCGGCTGCTCTTTCGATGGAGTACGACGATGCACATGTCGGAACTGTTGATGCGCCTCGGGGTCCTGTTCGCAGGCTTCCCCAACGCTAAGCCGATGGACCCCGCGCTGGCGCGGGAAGCCTACGGCCGTCCGCTCGCAACCATCGAAGACTGGGCTGTCATCAATACGCTTGAGCGTTTCCAGCGCGGCGAGGTTGAGGGGCAGTCCTTGGACTTCCCGCCGTCGATCTCCGCACTCGTGGCTGAGGCTCGCCGGCTCGTGGCTGAGAAGGCTCGCCGGGACAACCTCAGCGCGCCCCGCCTGCCGTGGCGCAATGAGGTCTCCCCGGAAGAGCGTTCCCGCGTGTCCGCCAAGATGGCAAAGCTTGCGGCGGAGCTTCAGGGCCGGCTCAACGCTGAGGCGGACGAGAAGGTCAACGCGCGCAAAGCTGTCCTGAAGAAGTCGGGAGCCGACGCGCTCGGCGATCCGCGCCCGTTGCGCGAGCGGCTTCGTATTGACGCACTGGTGTCCGGGGCTTAAGGTCCCGGCACCGATTGAAGAGGCGCAATCGGCTCCAAGGCAACCACCGCTATACACGGAGCAATCGATATGGCGCCCTATCTCTCGCTTCACGGCCGCGTCTTCGGCATTGACCAGTCCGGCCCGCTCTTCAACAAGATGCCCCTCGGCATTCCCGTTGCCGGCAAGGGCAAGGTGTTCTGGGTCGACTCGGTCTCCGGCCGTGCCGGCGCCTCCGCCCTCAACCCCGGCGAATGCGAGGCCACCCTTGCCGCCGCTGTGACCAAGTGCGTCACCGCTCGCGGCGATATCGTGGTCGCGCTCTCCAGCCATGCCGAGAACCTTGCGTCCTCGACCGCGCTGGCGATCTCGAAATCGAACATCACGTTCATCGGGCTCGGGCAGGGTCGCCTCCGTCCGAGGATCACCTTCACCACCGCGAATACCGCGACCATTGCCGTTTCGGCCGATGGCGTGAACTTCCGCAACTTCCGCTTCTATGCCAACTTCCTCAGCATTGCGGCGGCCTTCACCCTCACCACCGCCAAGGGCTTCCGCCTCGACTATTGCGGTTTCCACGACACCTCGTCCGTGCTCAACTTCCTGAACATCGTGAAGTCGACCGGCGCCGCGAACACCATCGACGGCATCCACTGCGAGGGCAACAAGTGGAACTCGCTGGGGACGACCTCGGTGAACACCTTCGTCCTGTCGGCCAACGACATTGACGATTGTGTGCTGATCGGCAACCGCATCACCTATGTGACCACGGTCGATCAGGCCGGCCTTCTGGTGCTCACGGCGGGGGTCCCGACGAACCTGCTCGCTCAGGGCAACATGGTCTACCGCAAGAACACGACCACCGCGAACGGCTCGCTGATCGCCATCGGCGGCACCGTGGCCAACGCGACCGGGTTCCTCATCGGCAACTACGTCCAGACCCTCACGACCACCACCGACAAGCTCACCCCGGCGTCCACCGGCCTCGGCTTCTTCGGCAACTATGTGTCGGGTGTGGCCAACGCCTCGGGCTTCCTCATCCCGACCGCCGACTCATAATAACTGCCCGCCGTTCCGGGCAAAAAGAGAAGGCCGGGGGCTTGCGCCTCCGGCCTTCTGCTACGTGGGTAGCGCCCTACCCACGTAGCAGAAGGCCGTTGGCGGGCCGTTTCCGTTGATCCGCGCTATAGGGCGGACATGAATGCGTCGTCGCCCGAAACGATGGCCACGTCGCCCGAGAGGTAATCACCGAGATCGGCAACCTCCGCCCCGACCGACTTCGCCCACGCCTCGGTGCCGGCTGTGTTCTCGGGAAGGCCCTTCAGCTTGCCCTCCTCGTTCACGAACGCCACGACGCCCTTCAGATCGCCGAACGTGTCGAAGTCCGGGACGATCTCGATCCACCCACCGACCGCCGCCTGAAGGTCTTCAAGCGGCACGGGCTTGTCATACGTGGTCGACACCACCGTGCCGTCGACCTTCAGCACTGTCACTGTACCCTGCATTAGGTTCCCTTTCCGAAGGCCACTGCCTTCTCATAGAGGAGGTCGCCGACCTCCTTCTCCGTCTTGCCGTCGAGGACGGCTTGCACGCCGATCTTGTTGAGCGTTCCCAGCTTCATGATCGGAATCTGAATGCCGATGCACCGCTGATAGAAAAGCTTCTCGACCAGCTTCTCCGCCGACTTGGTGCTCACCTTCTGGACCATCTTCAAACCTCCTTGAGCGTTGCGGTTCCGCCCCATGCGTCACCGATCCGAACCGTCTCAACCCAAGCGCTACCGCTCAGGCCCTTGCCCCGGCCCACGATCTGGGCCTCGGCCTTGTCTAGCTCCGCCTTCTCAGCGAGCCCGAGAGCCTTCAGCACTCGGCTCTTGCTTCCTGTCGGGAGAAACTTCTTGCCCCGCGCCGCGATCAGCGCGCCCTCACTGGCATCCAGCATCCAGACGTCTTCCGTGACCCACGGGGCATTGAACGCCGGCACGCCGATCACCTTCGCCTTGACCCGCCGCGTCCCTTGGTAGAGACCAACGAAGGTTGACACCCCGCCAGCCTCGACTATCTCCGCCTGCCGATCTGCCTTCTGGGCGCTCAGCCCGAGAGCCCACTGGCTCAGGAAGCCATCCGTGTCCGAGCGCTGAAAGCTCTCTTCAGCTTGTTCCCGGCACCGCTGGGCCTCTGCCCTCAGCGCCTCAGGGGTCTGTCCTTCCATGTCGATCTCCTTCGTTCCGACACCCCCTATGTAGAGGGCGCCGAGTCGCCTTGCGATGTGGCAGGTTGTCGCACCTCTTCGGCCGGCATGATCTCGACGGTGAAGGCGGTAAGCGGGCGATCCGGGTTGCCGTCCCTGCGAATGCGGATGTTGCCCGACTTCGTCACCAGCGGCTTGCGCCACTCTTCACCAGCATCGGCCGCCGTCGCGAAGACCTTGGCCTCCGCTATGTTCGGCGTGAACCACATGCAGCGCTCGCCGGCCGGTGCGTCCTTGGTCGGATCGTACTCCTTCAGATACCAGCCCTCGATCCCGAGGACTCCGCCGTTTGCGGCGCCGATGATTTTGAGGATGCAAGCCATTTGTCCATTTCCCTTTCAAGCTCAGGATCGATCTCGAAAATGAGATCAGTGTTCCAACCCATCACATCAGAGAAGGCGGACGTCGTCCCCGTCTTCCCTATCCCTTTCCGGCGTTGTGCTTTTGTGAGCGGGACGCCGAGGTATTCAGCGAGGCGGGGCTTCCCAGAAACCAAGCGGGGAGGCCACGTCACCTCATAGGCCTGATCGCCGACCCCGACCCACGCGTGATGCAGCGGGATCAGCCCGCCCGTCATGGCCATTCCTTCAACGTAGGTTCCGCCCTTGAAATCCTTAAGCATCGTTCCCGCGTTGAAGAAGCAATAGCCCTGTGCGCCGCGCTCGTGAGAGGGGAGGAGTCGCATCGTGTAGGCCTTGCCGTTCCGCAAGAGGAAGCGTTGCCACAAGGCAAACTGGCCGAGGCTTTCCCACCCGTCCGCGTCACGCTGGATGATCTGGCGAAGGTCCATCACGCCCAAAACAAATCCTCCTTCAAAACGGCCTTCCATGGGAGAGCACCGGTGCGCGTCGCCTTGTCCTTGAAAAACACGATCTGGCACGGGGTTGAGACAACAATGTCATTCTTGTCGACATCATAGGTCCCGATGACGTAGCCAAGCCGCTTGAGGCTCTTGCACTCCTTCAGCGAGAACCACCGCCGCAACTGGTCAATGGTGCGGAAAGCAAACCGCTTCGGCCTATCCGCCGCGTAGCGAAATATGTCGTCATAGCCCAAGCCCTCAATGCTGAGGACTGGCTTGTGGGTCTCGGCTTCTTCGTCATAGTCGTGGCTTGGGGCGTCGCTGTTATAGGGGCCGCGCCCATCTGGCATTTCCACCCGGTAGAGCTTCATCCTTCCCCTCCTAAGGAAGCGTCACGGTGGGACCGTCGACCGGCATGAAGATGAAGCCGTCATTGGTCGATGTGTAAGTGAACTGGCGAGGCTTGGAGGGCTCGCCGGTCTCGCGGCTGATCTTCTCCAGCAAGGCGCTCACCGCAACCATGGCGGCGCCAAGGCTGTCCTTGGAGTAGTCGCGCGGGACCGTCACGCTCATGCCGTCGCTGTTGAGGGTCGCCTTGAAGCGGCTTCCCTTGGTGTTGGTCGGGCCGAACCACTTGGTCGTGATCATCATAATCTGGAATCTCCTTCTTCCACATCTGATCTAGTGCCTGCCGCACCCCATTGGAATGCGACAGCCTGTCGCACCCTACGGTAGGCAGACCTCATAGAGGTTGGCGTATTCGCCGGCCGTCGCGGGCTGGAGGTCGATTGATCCGGGGCTGCAATATCCGAAGTCGTACCCCTGCGAGAGTTGGATTTGAGCGTTGTGCCTCGCGGCCTTCGCGCACACCTCCGCCTCCTCGTAGGTCTCATAGTAATTCCATGAGACCTTGATCCCGGACCGGAAGGTCTTGGGCTCTGGGTACTTCTGCCAGATTTCCCAAGGCTCCTTCGGCCTCTCTGACCTCTTGGCCATTGCAATCTCCTTCTAGGGCAACATCGCCCGCACTCCCCGCCACAGCGGACGGGGAGGCCGCGCTATGCCGCGTCCTCGATCTCGATCTCCTCGACCTCGGCCTCTGAGGATATCTTCGTCGCCATGCGCCTCGCCATCTTCTCCGTCGCGAAGAGGTAGGCATCTGGGTACTCTTCCGAGAAGCGCTTGCCGCTCACCCAGAACCGCACCCCCACCTTGATCACGTACCGCTTAGCCATTTGCTTTCCCCTATTGGTCCACCAAGGGCGGCGCCGGAGCGCCACCCCAAAGGATCAATCGAGCCGCGAGCCGGGATAGGCGGTGATGCCGGCCTCCTTCAGGACCGCCGCATAGGCCCTTGCGTAAGCCTCCTTCCGGGCAATCGACTGGCCGCCCTCGCTCACCCAGACCTGAAGCCCGGTCGGGTAGCCGCTCGACGCCTTGCCGGCCCTCTTCATCCACCGGCCGAATGGCGTGTTGCCCTTGAACCAGACCCACGCGAAGCCGCACGCGCCTTCCGACTCATAGTAAAGCTTGGCGCCCGGCTTGAACCTGTTGCTGAACCCATCGGCCTCGCCGACGATCATGGGAACCGGCTTGGCCGCCTCAAGAGCCGCCATGCCAGCGGCCTCCGCCTTCTTCACCAAGTCACTGAAGTCCGTCATGTCCTGATCTCCTTCTTCACTGGACAAGTCGAATATAGGTGCGCACCGAAACGGTGAACATGTGGCAGGATGTCGCACCCTCAGGCGCCGATCACCTTGGCGGCCTTCTGCGCCTTCTCGTAACGGTCGATGAGGTCAAGCGTGGGCTGGAGCCCGTGAATTGCCGTCACAAGGCACATCCCACCGAAAGTGTCTTCTTCCCCGGTGGACTCCTGCACGGCGAACGCGGCGCCGATCCACATATCAAGGGCCGCTTCACCTGTACGCCTGTCACCCCAGCCGCGCCCCATCATCTGCTTCGCCTGCCGGGATTGTTCGGCAATGCGCTCGGCAATGCGCTTGGCGATTCGGTAGGTCCGCTCGGAGTAGTCGTTGTTATCCATTTGTCTCTCCCATTATGGTCTTCCGATAGAGCCGCGCTTCACTGCGCGACCCAACAAACAACGCTTGAAATGGAGGCTTCGGAGTAGCCTCCAGATCAACAACCGCATACCTCGGGCCGCGAAGAGTGAGGCCCCAAGACATAATGCGGTAACGCTTTCCCTTAGCCATTGCTCAGCGCCTCCTTGCGCGCCTTGATCTGGGCTGTCGTCATGACGGTGAGGGAAGCATTCCCCCGCCGTCCCTTCAGTAGGTCCCGGAAGGCCTCAGCCTCCGTCTCGTCCTCCGCCTCCACCCACATCGGGCAGGTCCCGCCGCTCACTAGAAGCGCGCGGTCGAGGATAAACTTGAGATCGCCCCGGCTCCGCATGATCACGCCGTCCCGACGAACATGACGACGCCGGCAACGAAGAGCATCACGCCCATGGCTCCGAAGAGCGCCGCTAATTCGAGCGCCTGTGGAACGCTGATAAGTCCTAAGATCAGTCCCATTCTAGTCTCCCTAGTTGGTCCGTCCGAAGCGCCCGACCGGGGCGCCTCACACTGATCAACTCACCAGCCAGATCACGTTAGTGACGAGGCCCAGCACCGCGCCGTGAAACGAGAGATCAGGCCGGCGAACCTGAAGGATGAAGGAAACGGTGAACAACACCAGCAGCACAGGCTTCAATCGTCGCCTCCGAAGATCGCGCCAACCACCGCGACGACTCCCAGCGTAATCGCCGCCACCGCATATATCGTCAACTCGCCGCGCAATTCGGTGAAGACCGCGCCGCCGTAGAAGAGGTGAGTCAGCGCCTCCGCACCGGCAACCTTCTTGCCGACCTTGTGGGAGACAATGCGCTTGACCTCCGCCACCTTCTTCAAACCCTCAACAACCATTCCCTTTCTCCTCTCGTAATGGCGTTTCAGACACCCCTATGTAAGGCCTGCCGCGTCGGGGTGGAATGCGACAGGCTGTCGCACCCCTAGCGGTCGATGTTGATGGCAAACTGTTCCATCGCCCCGCCCCAGTCGATGATCACATCGAAGCATCCGGGGTTGTCGAGGTCCGGGTCCGACATGATCACGGCGCCGGAGCGGCGACCGCGCGCCCATTCGATCAGCCACGCGAGCGCGGCCGAACCCCGGTCAAAGGACTGGGGAGTGAGGCGTTCCCAGCGAGGGCCGCCGCAAAGCTGTTCCACCTTGTACTTAGTAGCCATAGCGATAGTCTCCCCACCCGGACGGGTCTTGCCCGTCTTCCATCGCAGCCAGCCGACGATCAGCCGCCGCCTCGGAAAGCTTGGCCCGAATGCCCTTCCACTCACTCCGGAGGATCGAACCGCGCCCCTTGCACGTGGCGCACTGCACGTCATAGGCGCCGCTCAAGTAGTCCTCGGCGAAGTCCGGATCATCGGCGAAGTCCTCGCCGCTGATCCCGTTCGAGTCGATGTTGGGGTTGACGTAGCAACCCTCGCCCTTGCAAGTCGGGCAGATCATCCACTTTCCAGTCGTCACGCCTTGATCTCCTTCAATGAGAAGCCGGAGGCTGCGGCCTTGACCGCAAGCTCCTCCAGCAATTCCAGCAGGGCATCCAGCCCGAGGTCCTTCCGGGCGGCAAGCGCCCGGAGAGTTGCCTTCGCTTGTTCCTTCGTGATCATCATTCGGCCGCCGATTCGAGGCCGCTGATGAACGACTCGACCGGGCCATCATCGCCGAGTGAGCCGATCAGGCTGTCGATCTCGCTGATGGCGTCATCGAGTGCCGAAATCTTCTCCTCGGCCGCTTGCCCCTTCTCGCCGCTTTGGAAGCTCTCGGGCATGTTGTCGAAATAGTCCTGCTCTTCGTCCCGGACCCCCTCGGCGGCTTCCTTCAGCCGCTCGGCCTCGCTCATGATCTCGCTGAGCTTTTCCTTCAGCGCTTCCGCGTCCTTGATGATGGCGGCAATCGCCGCCCTCCGTTCCTTGTTCATCGCGTTCTCCTTCACCAGACTGAGGAAGCTTTCCCGAGGTTTCAACGCCATTTCCGGAAGGTGCCCCCGAGAGGTTCGGGGCTGGTGCGCTTAGTGAGTTTGGGTCCCACCTATCACACGAGATGCACAAGGCGTTTTGTCTCGGTCCCGGCTCCATCTGTTTCGTTCTTACAGGGGGAACATAGGCGCGATTCTTCACCGTGGCGATGTGGCAGGATGTCGCACCCCTTCCTTGCATTCTTCACCACAACGCATTACTTTGGCGCAGAAGGAGAAATTGCAATGGCACAACGCGACTCGGGCTATGAGCGGATTGACGGGGACCGCTATTTCACCCCTGTGTGGGTGGCGGAGCGCATTAAGGCGACCATAGTTGCCCGCTACAGTGCGCCGGCCTCCGTGGTCGATCTCAGCGCCGGGGCTGGCCACCTCCTGTTGCCGTTCCAAACCAAGGGAACATCGGTCAAGGGGTACGATATCCAGCCGGACGCCTCGCTGGGTTTGGCTATCGAGAAGCGCGACACCCTCCTGAAGCCCGTCAAGGCCGGCGCTGATCTCGTCATCATGAACCCGCCCTATGGCGAGAGAGGCGCCCTTGCCGTCCGCTTCATCCTTGCCGGGCTTGATGCCTTGAATGGACTGGGGACCCTCGCTGTGCTCCTCCCCGTCGACTTTGACAGCGCCAAGACGCGGCGCCACCTCTTCGCCGATAGCAAGTCATTCGCCGGGAAGTTGACGCTCACCCAGCGCATTCGCTGGGCGAACATCGTCCAAGGCAAGAGCAGCCCGTCCAGCAATCATGCATGGTTCATCTGGGATAAGGCGAAGCTCGCTGGAGAGGCGCGGTTTTACGAATATGACTAAGATCAGCGCCGCTCAATTCAACGTCCTTTCCGAGGCGCCGCGAAGCTGGCAACCGATGCCATTCTTCACCGACTCGCGACCGATCCCGCCGCTCGTCAAGGGCGGCTTCATCGAGGTCAAGAACGATGTGGTTGAGGATCACGGCCCTGTCCGCTTCGTCTCCCAGCGCTGGCGGATCACCGAGGCCGGAGAGTCGGCGGTACGCAAGACAGCCAAGAAGTGGGACCTTGGACCGGTCTACGAGAATTTCGTTCCATACGATGTCGAGGAGAAGGAATCGACAGATGACTAGCAGAATTGTGAATCTGAAGGCGCAGGACAACGACGCGGCCCGCGCGACCGCCGCGCGCTCTCGCCTGTGGGCAATCGACGCTCCATGGGCTCATCCGCTTTGGTCGCAGTACGGGGCATTGGTCTACCCGCTCACCTCGGGGATGACCCGCTTCCAGTCCGGCATGACGCATGAATGCATGCTGTGGGCAATCGACCCGGCTCACCGCTTCGACATGGAGTCCGAAGATGGCACGGCGCTCTTGAACCATCGCCTCACCCCGGCGAACATGGGCTATCAGTTTCCCGCCGAGACCGATGAGCAGGCCTTCGCGCGCATGCAGGGCTTGGTAGACCTCATTGACGCGCGCACCCTCAGCCCTGATACAGACTTCCGCTCAACCCTATGGGACCCGTTATTCACGGATGGCCATAGCCTTGTGCGCTCGGCCTTCGCTCCCACCAAAGAACCCTATGAGGAGATCGTCCCGTGAGACTGCAAACCATCAACATGTTCCTCCTCAACACCTCTGCCCTCTCCGGGACCATGTCGGTGAAGGCGCCGACGCCAGAATGGGCGAAGGAGCAAGAGAAGGAGGATGCTGTCCACAAGGCCCAAGACCTTGCCCACGAGGACCGCGACCGCAAGACCTACGTCAACCAAACCCAGTATGACGAACTGGTCGCGGTCGATCCGTCCCTCGCCGACGCTCTCGTGGTGATTCGTCCGATTGAAGACCCCGGCGAGGTGGTGATGTTGAACGGAGGCGATCTATGATGCCGGCTCACGTGGCGGTTGAGGGTGCCCGCCAGATCGAAGACCTTCACAAGGTCCGGGAGCATGCGTCTTCGCTGCTGGAGGCGCTGGCGACCGGCCGCTTCTCAGTGACCGGCGCCCTCAACATTGAGTACGATCAGCACGGGCGAATCGGGCGCAAAAACTCCTACCACAACCTCCTTCGCGATGAGGCTCTCGTCATCCTCCGCATGAAGATCGAGGCCGCCAGAAAGCGCGAAGCGGAGATCATCCGTCGCCTCAACCAGCTTGAGATCGAGGTCCCGAAGAACCCCTTCGCCGTCTTCGATCTTCACAGCACCAACATGATCGCAGGACGCAAGAAGAGCGCCCCCTGATGCCCCAAACCACCCAACCGGCAACCATTACCAAGCTCGCTACCTCAGCGCGAAAAGCCCGCGCCATCGCTGAGGTCCCACTGACTGAGCAAGAGGCAAGATTCGTCGCTGAGTACCTGAAGGATCGCAACGGCACGCGCGCCGCTCGTGTCGCGGGATTCTCTCGCCCGGACCTCTCCCAGTATGCCTACGAGTTGCTGAGAAGAACCGAGATACGAATGGCCATCGCAAAAACGGCCATGGATATCGCGCGCAAGGTCAAGGTGAGCGAGAGCCGGATCATCGAAGAGACCGCCGCAATCGCCTTCTCGCCAATCGTTCCGGGGCTGATCACAGCCGACCACAAGCTGAAGGCTCTCAATCTACTGGGCCAATTCATGAACCTGTGGGACCGCGACGAAGAGGGGAACAAGAAGAACCCCGGCGACAAGGTGTTCAACATCCAAATCTTCAACATCGACCGAGGTTTGCTATGATCCACGTGAAGCCGCTGATCTGGAAAGACCACAACGGCTACTACTTCACCGTCGATACCTACGGCTATTCGGTGTCGCAGACTCACAATATGGGTCCTAAGCCGTGGCTCGCCTCGCACGGCAGCGCGATCCTCGGATATGCCGACACCCCGGACGAGGCCAAGGAGGCCTGCGAGGATCACCACGTCAAGATCACCCTCGCGACCGTCGAGGAGGTTGACCGGTGAGGATGTTCCCCAACACCAAGGTGACGCTGCGCCGCCAGATCATCGCAGTGCGCGCCGGCATTTGCCCGGCACAGTGGAAGCCCGGAGTCCTCACCGAAATAAGGATGAAGACGCTCCTTGATAATCGGGGAAGATCACCAATCTGGTGAAGAAGTCCAAGCGCCATCAGAAGGAGAAAAGCATGGCATTGCTCACCGACGACGAAGTCCGCGCCATCGTGGACCGCATTCACGAAAAGAACGCCGAGGCGGGGCCGAAGGAGAACGCGGTGCGCGAGGGGACCGCCGACTTCGTCAAGGCCATCATCGATCTCGCGGATAACAACGATCAGGCCGCCGCGCTGCTGGGGATTGCCGCCTCTGGCATCCTTGGCGCAACGGCCGCCGCTTACCTCACTGCCGGGCTCCCCGGTGGCTCCGCTGAGGTCGCGGCGCGCTATGCGGAGGATATCGACATTCCCCTGCGCACGTCCCGCGCCTTGGTCGACTCGATGCTGAGCGCCACCAAGAAAGAGTAAAATGTTGCGCGCCGGGGCCTGAAAATGGCCTCGGCATTGCTCTAGGGGATATGCAAATTCGTTCTCAAATCACGCCGGAAACGCTCGGATTATTGCGTTTCATCCTGAAAGCGGAGCTTGAGGCCTGCGAAAGGGCGATAGCGCGTGACCCCGGACGCACGGATTTTGAAGGCCGGCCGATGTTCGATAGCAGGGCAGTGCATCGCGACCGGATCATCAAAGCCCTGAAGGAGATCGAACCTTGAACGTCCTCGGCATAGTGGTCCTCGTCCTCGCCTATATCGTCGCCTTCGGCGTTATCGAAGCGGCGCACCGCCGCGAAATGCGCCTGCTCGATCAGGCGTCCAATCAGCGCCTCGAACTGATCAAGCTGTGCGGGAAGGCGCCCGGCCCGTACTTCGGCGCCCTTGTGGTCGACACCCCGATCCGTGAGCACATCGCCTGCCTCAAGCGCGGCGACGACTGGGCCGATATCTACCCCGAACCCGTCCGCAAGCTGATCCTCGCCGACCGGCGCCGGAAGGCTGAGGCTGAGGTCGACAAGGTTATCGCCTTCCCGGTGAAGAGCGACGTTCCCCCGGACGGTGCGGCGTGATTTCCCCAGATGACCTCAAGCGCGCGGGGGTGAGGCTGACACCCGCGCAACGACGTATGTTGCGAGACGCAGCAACCACACAGGGCAGGGTTATTTACGACGGGGTCGAAAAGCTGATTGCAGATCGGCTCGCCGCAAAGGGGCTGGTTACTCTGCCTGCCATTCACGGCATGGCCTATGGCAGTTGGATGTTCCCTGTTCGGGCAACTGACGCAGGCATTGCGCTCCTATCAGCACTGGAGCCCATCCATGAGCCTCTATAGCATCTGGGACTCCTACTATCCCGGCCCGGTACGGAAGCAGAAAGAGATCATTGCTTACGAAACCGCGCTCGCCGCTCGCCCCGATGATTGCGTCCGACTTGGGCCGTGCGAAGCGTGCGGCGGTGAAGGGCAATTCTACACGTCGCGCTATGGCGGGAATGACCCCGATGTGTGGCCTGACGAGCAATGCCCATGGTGCCGGGGAACCGGCGAGGGGTGGATCGCGGCGGAACCCGTGACGCTGGACGATTTGGAGGAGTCCATCCATGAACTCGCCGAAACCATACGCAAGGGCGATCTTGACGAATCCGGTGGCATCACCAATCTGGTGAAGAAAGAGAAGGAGACCAAATGAACATCGATTTTGAGAAGATGCGCGAAGAGCTTCGCGAGACCTATGCCAACTACCCGACCAATGGCGATTGGACCCTCGAATTTGAGGCGCGCAACGCCGGGCTCATGGCGGACATGATCGTCCTCATCGCGAAGGAGGAAAGCCGCAACTCCGCCCCGGCCGATGTGGTGTGCGGCATCGCCGCGATTGCCTCAGCGGCTCTTGAGGTGCTGTGCCAGCGGATCAACGGCGCTGACCGCGAGAAGGTGTGCGAGGCCTTCGCTGAGATCGTCACGGGCTACGTGGCGAAGGGGAAGGAGGGTTCCTACACGTCGCACGAGACGCCATTGAAAGCCAACTAGGCTTCACCACATTGATGCAATCCACAACCCCAGAAGGAGAACCTTGGGATGACTAAACGCACAGAGCTACTCGACTCGATGCTGGCGCCGGGCGCCCGCAAGTCGACAATCGAAACGGCGCTGGAGGTCTTGCGCCGCGCGATGGCGCCTGAAGCCGAAGACCTCGCTGCAATCGTGTCGACTGTTTCCATCGACATTGCGCGCGCCCTTACCTTCAAGGCAGGCCTTTTCTCTGGTTTTGACGAGTTGGAGCACGTGATGATCGCGACGGCGAAATGCTCCGCCTTCGTCGCCTATACCAGCATGCCGACCATGATCCTCAGCATGCAGAAGGCGAAGCTTGAGTTCTCCCCGATGCCCGGCATCGTGAACGAAAACCTCCTCGCCTTCGCCCGCAACGTGCAGTCCGGGAAGGTCGAGATTCCGGACATGTCGGACGAAAGTGGCAGACCGTTCCGCCTCTACATCATGCCCAACGGCTGGCTGGCCTTGCACCCCGAGGACTGCCCTGTCGTCCCGAACAAGGAGCACTGGCCGGACATGAGCGCGGCCGTGCCGTTCCCGCTGAAGGAGAAGGCCGATGCCTAAGTGGATCGCATCCATCGCCTTGCTGATCCTGTCGGCGATAGCCGGAGCTACTGTCGGGATCATGGTGGGAAATATCGTTCTCACCTTCTTGCACATCCACTAGACTTGCAATCTTCACCGCCGTGCATCATTGTGCGGCGGTCTTTTTTCGCACTCAGGGATTCGACAAATGAAGATGATCGACAAGGCCGCACTGCGCGCCACACTCCTCAAGCAAATCGAGATCGACGTTCAGGACGATAGCGACACCGGGGCGATGATGCTCCGCAATCGCGAAGTCTATGCCGACCTCATGGTGATGACCTTCTGTGAGGGCGAGCGCTTTGCGCATGCAGGGTCGACGCCGGAAGGTGCGTCCGTGATGTTCGCCAACTTCCTCGCCTCTGCCATGGCAAACCTCATCTTTGCCTCCGCCAAGCCCGGCGAAGAGGAACCCGACGCGGAGGCCGCGCACATCATGATCCACCTTCTGGTGAAGGACTTTGACATGATCCTGCATGAACTGTGGAAGGCGCGCTTCAACATCGGCGGCGGCTCCCCCGACATCACCGAGGGGCACGGGATCGACGTTCCGATGAAGGACGTTGCCGATGCTTGACCCCCGCGTCATCGCGCGGCTGTTCGATAAGCACCGGTTCCACGCCTCCCAGCATGTCAGCATTCGGCTGTTGGCAGACATGCCGCCATCCGAGTTTCCGCTCTTCTACAAGTCAATCACCGATACGATGATGATGACGCTCGCGCGTGAGTTTCGAGACAATCATGTGCAGCCGGCGCCATCGCTGAAGCGCGTTCTTGACGAGGCGAGCAATTCGCGAGACGGGACGGGACGCTTCACCGCCAGCGTCTACATCCTCACCGAGGACGAGCTTTTCGCTATCATCGGCGCGGCTCAGCGCCAGCCGGACGCGACGGCAAAAGGCCCGATGTACTACAACGACGAAAGAGCGAAGTGGGAGCGGGCGCCGCTATTGCAGAAGACTGGTGAAGCGCCCATATCGCCAGAAAGCCGGACGATGAAGCGCCCGGACTATTTCGAGAAGGAGAAATCGAACGATGCCCAAATTCAAAGACTCACTGACAAAGGAAGAGATTGAGCGCCAGATCGCCGGCTTCCTTGAAGGCCTCGATGCGGAGACCGAGAAGAAGGCCGGCAACGCGCGGGAAATGCGCAAGATCAACATGACCCGCGCCGTGATGCCGCCCTTCCTCCGCTTCTTCATCGATGAGTTGCGCAGCAATCCCGATGAGGCCCCGGCAGTGCTGGAGCCGATTCTGGACATATTCCAAGGCATGCTTGTGCAACTCTTCCTCAACCTGTCGGCGGACGAGATCGTCGCGGCGCTGAAGACGGCAGGTGATGCCGGGCCGCACATTTTTAAGAATGCCGCTCTCATGGCGCTCAAGCTCCGCACCGGTAAGGCGCCGGACAACGTCACCGAACTGAAGAACAAGGCCGGCGAGGTTGTCGGCTACAGCATTATGGAGAAAAACTGATGGCGATCTCAATTCAAAAGGCCATTCTCGAATACGAGGCCAAGGTGGCGGCTCAAATCGCATCGGCTCCGAACGCGGCCCTGCGAATCTCGTATGAGACCGAAAGCAAGGTGATGCCAGAGGTCTTGCGCGCCGTCGACTCGCTTCGCCTCAATGAGGGGATCGACCTTCACAACAAGGCGCACATCCTCGCCAAGATGGGTGTGCAGATCGCCGCTCAGGCCTTCGCGCTGGTGAGAGAGGAGGACCGCGTCAATGCGGCCCGCGACTTGCGCGCCATAACCCACTCCTACGTCGATCTCGTATTCGGGACTCTCGACAAGATGGCGGCCGGAGAATCGCCGGACAATCTGCTGTATGTCAGCGCGAAGACGGACGACTGATGGGCTGGCTGATCAACGCTGCATTCTGTTCGCTGTTCATGTTTGAGGGCGGCCGGCTCGCTGGTCGCGCCTCACGCCGCGAGGCTGAGGGTGAGACATTGGGACTGATCTGGTTGACCGAGGTGTTAGGAGCCGCCTCGCTGATCGTCCTTGCGTTGCTCATCTGGAGCCTCACATCGATTCAGGGGAACGCTTGACCGCGAGCGACTGGTGGCTAGTATTGCGTTGCCGCCAGTTGCCGCAACCCTCAGGCGGCATCCCTGAACGCTCCGGCCGGCCCTTATCTCCTTCGGGGCCGGCCGGAGTACTTCTACCCCCACCAACATCATCAACCTGATCAAGAGGCGATCATCATGCCCCGTGGCATTCCCAAGTCCAAAGTGCAGACCGCACCCACCCCCGAAAACCCGATGCTCTTCCTCCGCGAGTCCATCGACCGGCTGACTGAGACCGTCGATAGCCTCGACGTGACCGCGTCCACCGTGACCGGCATCCCCAGCGTCAACGACCCGGCCGGCCCATGGGATCAGTCGTCGCTCGCCGCCCTTCTTGTTATGGCCACCGAGCGAATCGACGGCCTCCGTGCGCGCGTCGAAAAGGCGTCCGCCACGATCCGCATTATCGTCACCCCTTGACGGGGGCGCATTCCTCACCATATTGGTGAGGTCCACGAAGCGAACCCTCCTCCCTCGCTGAGTGGATGTTTCCGAAGACAAGCCGGGCGCGAACCCCTCCTCCCTCGCCCCGGCAGACTTTGAAGGCGGACGGACAAGGCTGTGGCCGGTGAGCGTACCAAGCGATACGCAAGCCCGGATGGGAAGCGAGTGGTCCGCCTTCTTTTTGATGCGACGTAGAGCAGTGGTTAGCTCGCAAGGTCCATACCCTTGAGGTCGGTGGTTCAAATCCACCCGTCGCTACCAGTTTCATTCCTTGGGTCGCGCCAAGGTAGGGAGGTGGTTGTGACGGGGTGTTGACGCTCCCCCAGTAATGGCCACCTCCCGGTCTCCATCGCCCGCGATGTGCTCCCACAGGCCCCCCGGATGAGAGCGCGGGTGTAACCCCCGAAGGACCCAACCCTTCGGGGGTTTTCGTTTCTCCCCCTCGGTGATACACCAGACCCCGGCAGAGGCGCTGTCATCACACGGGGTTGGACTATGGCGACCAAGAATGCCGTCATCGGCGCGAAAAGCTCTCCCACCGCCTTGCGCGTCTCATGGACCGCGATGGCCAACGGCGACTCTGGTGTCTCCCCGGCCGGTGCGCCGGGTCTCGGATGGGTCTCTCTCCCAGCGTACAGCGACCGCACGATCCAGTTTACCGGCACCTTCGGCGCGGGTGGAACCGTGATTCTTGAGGGGTCGAACGATGGCGGGACCACGTGGGCAACGCTCACCGACCCTCTGGGCAACGCCCTCAGCTTCACCTCTGCCGGCATGAAGCAAATCACCGAACTGCCGGAATTGGTGCGCCCCCGCGTGACTGCCGGCGACGGCACCACGTCCCTTAACGCCTATCTTTTCTGCCGTGGTGAGGCTGGCTGCTAAATGAGCGATCCGATCAACAATGCCGATCTCGTGTCGGCCGCAAACCTTATACTCTCACATGCGCATCAAATGCGCGCCATCATCACGGTCGCGGAAGCGATCCGGGACGCGGATGGCCTGATCGCCTATGTGGGTGAGCGTCAACACCTCGCGGCCGATGCAGACCGCGCCTATGAGGCCGCGAAGGCTCGCCTATCAGCGACAGAAGCGTCGATCAGCGAAGCGGCGGCGCAGGCGTCGAAGACGGTCGATGAAGCCGACAAGATCGTCGCTCAGGCCAAGATCGAGGCGGAGAACATCGTCACCAACGCCAAGGCTGAGGCGACCGAGATTGCGCGCGGCGCCTCCGCTCACGTCGCCAGCGTCATGGAGTCGACGGCCGCCGCGATTGCCGAGACCGAAGGCAACCTCGCCAAGGTCCGGGGAGACCTCGCCGAGACCGATAAGGCGCTCGCCGAGCGTCGTTCTGAGCTTGCTGAGGTACAGGCCCGCATCGACAGCGCGAAGGCCTTCCTGAACGATCTGGTTAGCAAGGCGGTGTAAGCTATGTCTGTCACGATCCAGTCCCTCGGGCCGGCCACTGTCGCGACCAAGGGCGCGGACGTGGCAAGCTCCGGAACCGTCACCCTTGTCTCGGGGACATTCCAGCACATCACCGGAACCACGACCATCACGGACGTGGACTTTGATACCGCGACCAATGGCGCGTGGGCATGGGTGACGTTCGATGGCGCGCTCACGCTGACCTACAACGCCACGTCTCTGAAGCTCCCCGGCTCAGCGAACATCCTCACCCAAGCCGGTGATACCGCCCTCTTCGTGCAGGACTCGGGCGATAACGTCATCTGCCTCGTCTACAATCGCGTGCAGGCCGGACAGGGCGCCCCGAAAGAGGCGGCGGTGGCGAGCGCCGGAACCACGGTCCTCAAGGCCGGCGCGGTGCAGCACATCACGGGCACTACGACCATCACCGATATCGATTTCGATTCGGCGAACGATGGCAATTTCGCGTGGGTGATCTTCGATGGCGCCCTGACCCTGACGCACAATGCGACGACGCTGATCTTGCCGGGCGGGGCCAACATCACCACGGCGGCCGGGGATCGAGCGCTGTTCTATCAGGATAGCAGCGATAACGTTTACTGCCTCGTCTATGAGCCGGCGAGCGGAGGCACCAACAAGGCGCTCTATCTCCCGCTGGCTGGCGGCACTCTCACCGGCCAGCTAATCCCCAGCGCCGGCATCAAGTATGAAGTCATTGCGAACTTCACGCCGCTGCATAATCAGCCGCCTGCATCGAACTATGCGACGCTGAGCACCCGCAACTCCGAACCCGTGCTGCAATTCGACACCACGACACAAGAGGGCGCGGTGTTCGGCGGAAACATGCCCTACGACTACGGCGGCGGCAGCATTCGCGTGACGATCTGGTCGACTCTCGCCTCAGCTATAACCGGCACGCTGGGATGGGTGGTCGCATTCGAGGCCATGAGCGCACAGGACACCGACAGCGATGGCTTTGCGGCAGACCAGACAGCGACGGCCGCGACTGTGCCGGGAACGTCTGGTGTGCCGATGACGCACCAAGTCACCTTCACCCAAGCTCAGGCCGATGGAGTCGCGGCTGGAGAGGCGTTCCGGTTGCGCATCCGGCGCGACGTGGCTACCGACACAGCGGCCGGTGACGCTGAGTTGATCCGCGTCCTCGTGGAGGAAATCTAATGGCGCTGTCCGGGTGGAGCACTGCGAACTACATCCGCTTGGCGAGCGGCCTCATCACGGCCGTCCCGCTGACAATGTCTGCATGGTTCTATCCGACCTCTGCCGCAAACGGCACGATCATGGGGTGCTTCACATCCGGATCAGCATTCAACCGGAACAGCTTTCGCCTTGGCATCGACACCTCCCCCGCCGTCATCGCAATTACGGCAGACGGCGCAACTGTCGCGAACGCCACAACCAGCGCGTCCGCGACAGTGAATGCATGGAACCATGCGGCTGGGGTGTTCACAGGCATCGCGTCTCGCGACTCGTACCTCAATGGCGGGAGCAAGGGATCGAACACCACAAGCTTGACGCCGGCCGGAATCGACCGCACGTCCATCGGCCTCGGCGATGGGTCGGCCGCAAGTACGCCGTTCCACAATACCGGAGGGTTGGCTGAGCTTGGGTGGTGGAATGTCGCGCTCGACGCCGCTGAGATCGCCGCCCTCGCGGCCGGCGTCCCCCCGCCTCTCGTTCGTCCGCAAAGCCTTGTGGCCTATGTGCCGATTGTCCGCGACCTTGTCGCATGGAAGGGAGGGGCCTTCGCCATCACAGGTTCGTTGACCGTCGCGGATCATCCGCGAATCTATGGAGTTGCAGCATGACGAAAATGTCCGGCCTTGTGGCCATCCTCTCGGATGACGGGCTGTCTATCGCGGAGATTCGTGATCTCGGTCCTGAGTTGGTGGATGTGAAGCCGGGGCGCGCTGTTCCGCTGATCGACGTTCACCCACAACTCAAGAGCGGCGAGAAGGAGGGCGAGAACATCATCACCCTCGCCGGAGACCACGCGGAGCGCACGTGGTCCGTTGTGTCCCTGTACTCAGGCGAGGATGTGGACGCCGAGCGCGAGCGCCGCATCGCCCTCCCTCTCACAGTGCAAATCCCCAGCACTGGAGAGGTGTTTCAGATCAACATGGACGAGAAAGCGCAGCGCAACGTTGCCGGCCTCGCGACCTCTGGCATCTTCTTCAAGTCGGCGGCGCCGTCGACCACTCGACAGTTTCGCGACTACGCGAACAAGGATCACACCATCACGCCGGATGACATGATCGCGATTGGTCTTCAAGCGGCCGGCCGGATCGAGGCCATCTATCAGAAGTCGTGGGCGATCAAGGCTATCACCCCAATTCCCGCCGACTATGCGGATGACTCGCGCTGGTGATGCATGGACCTGAACGCATGCACCTTCTGGATTGACCGCCTTCTGTGGTGGGACTGGCATGCGTGTTGCGTGCGGCACGATCTCGACTATGCAAGCCTCGTCCCCAAGGCGCTCGCCGATGAACGGCTGAAGCTATGCGTTGACGCCATCCTGCCCGGTATGGGCGATGTAATGTGGTTCGGGGTCGCGGTGTTCGGCGGTCTCTGGTATGCCACGGCACAGGCCAAGCGGAGGGCTCAATCATGACGAGCTACGTCACCCCGAAGAAGAACACGGCCTTCATCATCTACGTGGGCCTTCAGGACTATCTCACCTCGGGCAAGCTGAAGGCCAATCCGACGCTCGCCGCTGGCGACGCTCAGGTCTCGATTGATGGCGGAGCCTTCGCCAACCTCACCACACTGCCGACCGTCACGCCGGCCTTGGGTAAGGGCATCAAGATTTCCCTCTCTGCCGCCGAAATGAACGGCGACAACATCACCATCGTGCTCAGCGACCAGACCTCACCGCCTGAGTGGTGCGATGTGATTCTCAACATCCAGACCACGGCCAGCCAGATCGATGATCTTGCGCTCGCATCGAGCACCACGGCCGCCTCGATCCGCGCGGCTGTTGGGCTCGCTTCGGCCAATCTCGACACTCAGCTTTCGACCATTGCCGGGTACATCGACAGCGAGATCACCACCCTACTCACCCAGACCAGCGCCGCGTCGATCCGCTCCGCCGTTGGGCTGGCGTCCGCGAACCTCGATACCCAGTTGTCGACCATCGCGGCCTACATCGACACCGAAGTCGCGGCGATCAAGGCGAAGACGGACTCGCTCACCTTCACCGTTGCCGGCACGCTCGACGTGAACGTCACCAATTGGAAGGGCTCGACTGCCCCGGCCATGACCGGCGATGCCTATGCACGTCTTGGCGCCCCTTCCGGAGCCTCAGTTTCGGCCGATATCCTCAGCCTGCTACAGGCGACCATCGTGCGCACGGGAACGGCTCAGGCGGGCGCCGCAAGCTCGATTACGCTGGATGCCGGCGCCAGCGCCGTCGACTCCCTGTACAAGGATGCGACCGTCATCATCACCAGCGGAACCGGCGTCGGCCAGTCCCGCATGATCTCCGCCTATGTCGGCGCCACAAAAGTCGCCAGCGTTTCCCCGAACTGGATCACGTCACCGGATGCGACCTCCGTCTTCATGGTGCTCACGTCGAACGGGCTCGCCGATCTCCGACTGATCTCCGGCTCGGCTCTCGCGACGACCTCCGCTCAGATCGGCGTGAACGTGGTGAATGTCGGCGGCACTGTGCAAACCGCTGGCGACATCATCGGCAAGATCGGCACGCCGGCCGGCGCCTCGGTCTCCGCTGATATTGCGGCGATCAAGTCGGACACCGGCACGATCTCGGCCGCGACAACGGCCGCCGCGATCCGCACGGCCGTTGGCCTAGCGAGCGCCAATCTGGACACCCAGCTTGGGCTCATCGCCAGCTACATCGACACGGAGATCGGCACGCTCCAGACCACGGCCACGGCCATCAAGGCGAAGACGGACAACCTGCCGGCCGCGCCGGCCGCGACCAGCGACATTCCGACCGCCAACGCCAACGCCGATGCTCTCCTCGACCGCGCCAATGGCATCGAAACCGGGCTCACCTTGCGGCAGGCCTTCCGCCTCGTGTCGTCGGTGCTCTTCGGCAAGGTCTCTGGCGGTGGAACCGGGACCGAGGTCTTCCGCGACTTCGGCGACACCAAGGCCCGCATCACCGCGACCGTGGATGCCAGCGGCAACCGCACCGCCATCACGCGGGACGCGACCTAATGGCCGGGCTGAGCTACTTCAAGGCGCAGTATTTCGGGGCGATGTTCTTCACCCTCCCCTTGCTCGATTACGACTCGGGAGGTACGCCTACCAGCGGAGTCACCGACTGGTGGCTCATTGCGGCCCGCCGTCGCGGCCGTCGCTGAAGAGAGGCAACTATGACTGAGCTTGTTGTGCCCGGACGCTCCTGCGTCTCGTGCAAGTTTTTCGTTCCGCCAAATGGTCCGGGAATGGGCGAGTGCCGCGCGCATCCTCCGTTCCTCACCGTCTTTCTTGCTCAACCGGCCGATAATAAAGGCCCGCCGCAAACCATGAACATCGTATCATTCCCTCAGGTGAATGAGACGCTGTGGTGCGGAGAGCACAAGCCCAAGATGCATGGGCTCAACTAATGGCCTTCACCTTTACCCAGAAGCAGGTTGCCGCAACGACCGTTCTCAGCGGCGATCAGACTCACACCTTGCTCTATGGTGGGTCGCGCTCGGGTAAGAGCTTCATGATCGTCCGGGCGATCTTCATCCGGGCGGTCCATGTCAAGTCGCGTCACCTCATGGCGCGCTTCCGCCTCGCACACATCACCGGGTCCCTGATCGCGGAGACCGTGCCGAAGGTGCTGGAACTATGTTTCGGCGATATCGAGAAGGCGATCATCCACCACAAGAGCGAGCGGTATTTCGAGCTACCGAACGGGAGCGAGGTTTGGTATGCCGGCCTTGATGACAAGGACCGCACTGAGAAGATTCTTGGTAAGGAGTTTGCGACCGTCTTCTTGAACGAGTGTTCGCAAATCCCGTGGGCATCGCGGAACATCGTTCTCACCCGCCTTGCGCAAAAGACCTTCATCCCGAACCCCAACGATCCTGACGGCAAGAAGGGTCTTCCAACACTTCCGGGGCTCCGGCTGAAGGCCTACTACGACGAAAACCCGCCGCTGAAGACGCATTGGACATACAAGGTCTTCATCCAAAAGCTGAGCCCGGACACCAATCGCGCGCTCGCCAATCCGGCAGACTATCAGTCGCTCCTCATCAACCCGCGCGACAACGCCAACAACGTCGACTCCGGCTATATCAAGATGCTGGATGATCTCCCGTCGCGCCTGCAAAAGCGCTTCCGTGATGGCGCATTCGGCGAACCGGGTGAGGGCGCGCTGTGGACCGAGGAGCTTCTTGAACAGCAGCGGATCGAGAATGACGGCGATATCCCGGACCTTCAGCGGATCGTTGTGGCGGTCGACCCTAGCGGTGCGAGTGACCCGGACGACGCTCACCGGGACGAGATCGGTATCATGGTGGCCGGCCTCGGAGTCGACGGCAAGGCCTATGTGCTCGAAGACGCGACCATGAAGGGCGGCCCGGCCGCGTGGGGTGCCATGGTGGCGAGCGCCTATAAGCGCTGGGGCGCGGACAGCATCATCGCGGAAACCAACTTCGGCGGCGCCATGGTCAAGGCGGTGATCGCCGCCGCCATGGCAGAAGCGGGGATCACGACCTATCGCTTCCAAGAGGTGACGGCCTCGCGCGGCAAGGTGGTTCGCGCCGAACCGATCTCAGTGCTCTACGATCAGCAGCAAGTGTGGCACGTCCAAGGGCTCATGCAGCTTGAGACCGAACTGTGCATGATGACGACTTCTGGCTACCTCGGGGATCGCTCGCCGAACCGCGCCGACGCGGCGATATGGGCGCTTACCGCCCTCTTCCCCTCAGTGGTGAAAGAGGCTAAAGCTGCACTAACAGGCAGAGGCGCCCCACCAAAGACCAATCTCGGCTTCTCCGGGATGAAGAAGCGTCGCATTGGAGGGCGCAATGGCTAACCTGTTCCACACCAAGAAGACCACGACATCCACGGGTGGCGGCACCGTCCTCACCAACCTCGACGGCGGGCCGCTTGGCGGGCAGTCCCACCCGTATGCGGCTGACAACGTCATGCCGATGCCCAACGCCAACTCACCAGCGGCGATTGAAGCCGCTCGACAGCGCCGCGCCGAAGTCCTCGCGAAGTATGGTCGGAACGGCACGCGCCTTGTGTCTCAGGCTGGCACTCGCCCCTACGTGAACTCTCACCTCGGCGGCTCATAATGATCGGCGATAGCGATATCACCTCGATCCTCAGTATCTCGCAGACGATGTTTGACGAGAAGCGGGCATGGAACGAGTTTTCGCAGGAGGTGTGCGAGAACTACTATCCAGTCCGCGCGTCCTACACGACCTCGAATCCGATTGGCCCGGACTTCGCCAACAACGTCATGGACTCGCACACCATCAACGTGCGCGAGGAGCTTGGCAACGCCATCGGCTCCATGCTCCGTCAAGGCCAGTGGTTCGATATCGGAACAGGCGACACCGACCGCGATGAAGACATTGAGAATGCGCGTGTGCTCAAGCATGCGACCAAACTCTTCCGCTCGGTCCTTAAGGATCGCCGTTCTGGATTCGAGTCCGCGACGAAAGAAGGAGACCATGACTGGGTGTCGGTCGGGCAACCGGTCTTCAGCGTCGCTGAAAACGACAGCCGCGATTACGTTCTAGTGAAGGCGTGGCACCCCGGAACGTGCGCATGGATCACAGGCGACACCGGCCGGCCGACGACGCTTCACCGCAAGATCACCATGCGCGCTGGCGATATCATGCGCCACGTCAAGAGCGGGCGCTGGACCAACGTCGACCTCGCCATCGAGATCGCCGCGATCAAGGAGCCGACCAAGAAGTTTGAAATCCTTCACGTCATGATGAGCGCTGAAGAGGTCTATGGCTTCGACGCGCAGAAAATGCGTGAGCTTCGCGGCAAGAAGTACCTCTCGCTCTACATCGACGTGACGCACAAGAAGGTGCTTCAGGAGACCGGCGAACCTCTGTTCATGTACGTCACCCCGGCGTGGCGCCGGCTGTCCGGCATGAACTACGGCTTCAGCCCGAGCGCCATCAACGCGCTCCCCGACTCCCGGATGCTTCAGTCCCTCGCCCGCATCATCCTCGAACAGGGTGAGAAGGCGGTCGACCCGCCCATGGTCGGCGATGTGGAGGCCTTCACCCGAGACCAGAACCTCTATGCAGGCGGGTTCACCTATGTGGACCTCCCCGAGGGTCGCGCGCTTCAGGACGTGATGACGACGATCAACACGTCGCAGGGGCTTCAGCAGGGCATGGAGTTGAAGCAAGACGTTCGCGCCCTGATCACCGACGCCTTCCTCCTCAACAAGCTCTACCTGCCCAGCGCTCGCGACATGCGTGAGCTTGAGGTGGCGGTGCGCACCGAGGAGTTTCGCCGGGCCGCGCTCCCGTTCTTCACGCCTATCGAAACGGAGTACCACACCCCGCTCCTTGAAGAGACCTTCGGCCGCTGCATGCTCATGGGCATCATCGACCCGAACATCTTCCCGCAGTCGTTGCGCGGCAGCGATCTCCATTTCACCTTCAACTCCCCGCTGAATGAGGCTGAGGGCAAGAAGTTGGTCGAGTCCTACAATCTCGCGGTGCAGACCATCGCGGCCGGCTCTCAGGTCGACCAGACGGTCGGCAACCTGTTCAACATGCGTCGCGCGACTCTCGACGCGGTGCGCGGCGGTGGCGCCCCTCCGGAGTGGTTGCTGTCTCCGAAAGAGGTCAAACAGAAGGACGCGGAGGCCGATCAGACCAAGGCGCTCACTCAGGCCGCCGCTATCGCCAATGCCGGCGCCGGCACGCTCAGCAACGTCGCTCAGGCGACCATGGCGGCGCAACAGGCCGGTCTCGTGAACCCGAACGCTCCTCAGCCGCCACAGCAATGAGCAAGCGCACCATCGGCAAAATCGTGAAGGCCGTGAAGAAGGCGAAGGCCCAGCACCTCGAAACGCTCGCGGCGGGGCGGGATAACCCGGACGGAACCAATCCGAACCCCCGCCCGAAGATTGCCCGGCGCCCGCGCTTTCGTTAAGAGTCGCCATAGAGGCAAGACATGGCGACCAAAAGAACGGCGATCAAGCGCATCGCTCCGGGCATCATCGAACCGGAGATCACGGAACTCGACATCGCGGCCATGGTCGCATGCGTGAACGGCAATGCGACGCCTCAGCAGGCAAAGCACGCCATCGACTGGATCATGCGCGAAGCGGCGCGCGTCCATGATCTCTCGTTTCAATTCGGTGGCGAGGAAGGCCGCCGCCTCACAGACTTCGCAGAAGGACGCCGCTATGTCGGCGCACAGGTTCGGCGGCTATTGCAGCCAGCGACCTTGCGGGAAGTACGCTCAGGGAATGGTCCGATATCGGACGCGGTTGCACAGTCGTTTATTCCACCCACTGAGGCACCCAAATGAAGAACCTCTTCCCGGCCCCGCTCTTCGCTCCCCCGGACCCGCCAGCGCCGCCGCCGCCGACCCCGCCAGCGCCCCCTCAGGACGGCAACAAGCCGCCCAATGAGCCGAACCTGATCACCGACCCGCCGACCCCGCCAGCGGCCCCCATTGCCGGCCTGCCGGAGAACTGGCGCGAGTTGATGGCCGGCAATGACGCCGACGCCATGAAGGAGCTTCAGCGCTTCACCGATCCCAGCAAGATCGGCAGCACACTCCTCAACTACAAGCGTCAGATGCGTTCGGGCTCTTTCGACACCCCGCCGCCGCCCGAGGACAAGCCGGACGAACTGAAGGCGTGGCGCGAGGCGCATGGCGTCCCGGTCGAGGTCGCGGGCTACAAGATTCCGGAGGACGTGACGAAGCGCCTCTTCGATGAAGACAAGCCCGTCATCGAGAACTTCATCACCGCCGCGCACAAGGCCAATCAGCCTCAGGCCGTGGTCGACTTCGCGTCCAAGTGGTACACCGACATGATGGACATGCAGGCGACGCAGCAAGTCGAGTTGGACCGGAAGAGCAAGACCGAGACCGAAGACACTCTTCGCGGCGAATGGGGACCGGACTACACCCGCAACTACACGGCCGCGCAGCGCTTCGCCAAGGAAGTCGTCCCGAACGCCGATCTTTTCGAGGCCCGCCTTCCGGATGGCCGCAAGATCGGCAACGCGCCCGAAATGCTGAAGTCCCTATTCGAGCTTGGCGTTGCCAAGTATGGGCACGGCACGCTCGTGGGTGAGGAACAGACCGCCAAGGCCGGCGCCCGCATGGTGGAGCTTGAGGGGAAGGTCCGCGACGGCACCATCACCCCGACCGAACGCAAGGAATGGGGCGATCTCATCGCCGCCGAAGAAGCGCGCAAAGCCACCAAGCGTTGACGAAACTCGCGTTCGGATGTAGAACGCCAAATCAGCAGGGGACGGCGACGCCGTCCCTATGCCGAACGTGAAGCCCCGCTAGGCTTCCGGCCTACCCGCCCAAGGCGGTCCCGGTAAATAGCGGCTTACCTGCACGAATAGGCTCACCCCCATTCGATTTTGCTCAGGAGGCCGCTATGGCTGTTCAGGCTGCAATTACCCAGTACAAGAAGGAAATGGTGCTGACTTACGAGCAGCGCCGTTCCAAGCTCTCGTCCGCCGCCACCAAGGAGACCATGATGAATGGTCTCACCGTCACGTGGCTTGTCGCTGGCGCCGGCTCGGCTACCGCCGTGACCCGTGGCCAGAATGGCGACATTCCCTATGGCGGCCCGTCGAACACTCAGGTTTCGGCCACCCTCGCTGAGCAGCACGCTCCGCAGGCCATGACCGGCTTCGACATCTTCGCCTCGCAGGGCAACCAGACCCAGCTTATGCAGGTCAACTCCTACGCGATCATCCGTCGCGCACAGGATCAGGTGATCCTTGACGAGTTGGCGAACGCGACTCAGGACTGGGCTCCCGGTGGCTCCCTCACCATCGAAATGATCTCCGCCTCGAAGGCGATTCTGGGCAACCAGAACGTGCCGATCGAGGAAGAGGACAACATGTTCGCGATTATCTCGCCGGCCGCTCAGGCATATCTTGAGCAGACCACCGAGTTTGCGAGCGCCGACTACCGCGACGTGAAGCCGCTCGATGGCTCGCTCGCGACGAAGTACCGCCGCTTCATGGGCCTCAACTGGATCGTCTCCAGCATGGTCTCCGGCGTCGGCACCTCCGCTGAAGTGCTCTACGTCTACCACCGCTCCGCCCTCGGCTATGCGATCAGCATGGGCGAGGAGAAGATCGCGGCCGGCTTCAACGAAGAGCAGCAGCGCTCGTGGTCTCTGGCGACGGTCTACCATGCCGCCAAGATTCTCCAGAACTCGGGCATCGTGAAGCTCGCTCACGATGGCTCGTCCTACGTCGCCACCTAATCCGGGTGGTGATTGACCGGGGCGGCTGAGGCCGCCCCCTTCTTCACCGAAAGGAAAGTCCCATGACCTACTCGTCCTCGAAACTCAATCTCGTGAAGTCCGGCCTGAATGGCGGCCCGTCCCTGTGGGACTACACCCACACCGACGCCCACGGCACCGTCGAAGGCGCGGGCTATTTCTCCGACGCCAAACAGCGCGGCATGAAGGCCAACGACAAGGTAATCGTGTGCAATACCGGCGACGGTTCCACCACGATCCACACCGTCACCGGCCTCTCCGGCAACGCGGCGACGATCAACGCGGCGACCCTCGCCTAAGGGTCCGCCCCTCTTTCGACTGTGGTGCGCCTCTGCTACGGTCGGATCGGGTGGGGACGGGAGTCAGGTGGTAACACTGTCCCGTCCCCGCCTTCTAACCATCAAGAGGTAATTCTATGACCCCCGTCGCCCCGAACGAGTTTTATGTTGGCGCTGAATACAAGCGCCAGTCGTGGCATGTCGTTGTCCCGAACGACACTCTTCTCACCGACATTCTGAAGCCCGCCTTCTGGGTGAACGCCGCCGCGCAGGTGAAGCCGCATGCGCTCATCGACGTGATGACGCCAGATGGCACGCTCGATCTCCAGCTTCGCGTCGTGAAGGTGGTTGCCGGCGTCGTCACCGTCCGCCCGCGCTTCATCTGGGAAGACAAGCAAGCCCGCGCGCACCTCTATGCAGCGGCCTCCGGCGCCGTCTCCGCCGACAACCCGGACCCGATTCAGGAGCAGCCTGTCCCCGAGGGCTACAAGGTCGGATGGAACCCCGGCAAGAAGCTCCATTACGTGCAACTCAAGGCGACCGGCGTGAAGGTGAAGGAAGACTTCGCCACCCGTCCGGAAGCCATCGGCTTTGCCATCGCGCATGCCAAGATGCTCGATACGCCGTCCAAGGCGGCATAACCCCGTAGGAGGATGAAGTGGTCGCGAAACTGGAATTGTATAACAGAGCGCTCCGGCACCTGAAGACTGTCCGGCTCGCGACCTTGAACGAGTCGACGGCCAGTCGCCGAGAGCTTGACGCGGTCTATGACGGATCGTTGCAGTACGCGCTTGAGCTTGGCGGCTGGAAATTCGCGACCCGCACATCCTCCCTCACCGAACCCGACGCGGCCTCGACCAACTTCGGCCTCGCCTATGCCTACCCAAAGCCCAGCGACTTTGTGCGCTGGGTGGCGATCTGCCCGGACGATCTGTTCACCACTGAGGTGGAGGACTGGGAGGAGGAGGCGGGTTACGTCTACTCCAACCTGAATACCCTCTACATCAAGTATGTGTCCAACAGCACGAGCTACGGGCTCGACCTCACGGCATGGCCGGACAACTTCGTGGAGCTTGTCGCGCTGATCATGGCAGAGCGCGCGTGCATTCCGATTACCAGCGACGTGAAGCTGGAAAGCGATATCGCCGAGAAGCGCCGCCGCGCTGAGACCCGCGCCAAGCGTTTCGATGCCATCAAGGAGCGCACGAAATTCAAGCCGACCGGGGCGCTCGTCACGTCGCGCTTCGCCGGCCGCGTTTCCCCGCGCTTCGCCAATGGAAGAATGCGCTTCTAAAGGAGATCGCTCATGGTCGATGCCCTCTATCACGCCCTCAACGTTGGCGTGGTTGATGTTGATAAGCTCCATCGCATCGACCTTGAACGCATGCGCCTCGCGGCAGAGGATCAAACCAACTTCTTCTGCGACGCGGTCGGGCGCATGTTCTTGCGCCCCGGCTTTGGCCATGTGGCCAACACCTATCTCTCCGCCAAGGGCAAGCTGATCCCCTTCATTGCAGGATCTAGCGCGGCCTATCTGATCGAGTTGACGCCCGGCTATATGCGCGTCCTCGATTGCTCAACCGACACCATCATCACCCGGCCGTCCGTTTCGACCACAATCCAGAATGGAACGGACTTCGCCGCATCGACGGGGTGGACCCTTGCCGCCACATCTGGGCAAACGACTGCGATCTCCGGCAACAAGCTCACCCTCAGCGCGCGAGCGCACGGTGGCAAGGCGGTGGCTTACCAAGCTGTCTCTGTGGCGGGTGGCGATCAGGCGACGGAACATGCGATCCGGGTGAACGTCGACACCGGGCCTGTCACCTTCCGCGTTGGCACCACGGCCGGCGATGACGACTTGGTCTCGGAAACCTCACTCGACACCGGATTTCATTCGCTGGCCTTCATCCCGAATGCAGCGACGTTCTATGTGCAACTCTCGACCTCGCTCCCGCGCAATGTGGTTGTGAGCAAGTGTCAGATCGAGGCGGCCGGCGCCATGGTGTTGCCGACAGTCTGGGGAGACAATACCGAGACCTACATCCTCCAGACCGCTCAGTCGCAGGATGTGCTTTTCTGTGCATGCTTCGCGAACGCCCCGCAGAAGATCGAGCGCCGTGGTGATGGAGCGAGCGCCGGCCGCTCGTGGTCGGTGGTTTACTACCGCGTCGATGATGGGCCATTCGACCTTTCGCGCGACGCGGATATCAAGATCACGCCATCCGCGACCGAGGGCAACATCACCCTCACCGCCTCGGAACCCTACTGGGAGACCGGGCATGTCGGCGGGCTCGTGCGCATCTATCACGATGGCCAGCGCCTCGACACGTACCTTGCCGCCGTGAACGAGTTTACGGACACCTTCGTCGTCACCGGTATCAATGAGACCGACTACAATGAGCGCGATTGGGTATGGACGATCTCGGGAACGTGGGTCGGGACCTTCCGCTGGCAGCGCTCATTCGACGGCGAGGATTCTGGCTTTCACGACTTCCGTTCTATAACCGGGTCGGGTGTAATCGACATCACGGCTAACGCCGCGTCGCAGACCAACGACGAAAACGACGACAACGCCATCGCGTGGTACAGGGGCAGCATGGCGGCATACACCTCCGGGGAGTTGCATGTCGTCGCGACCTATGACGGCGGTGGCGGCACTGGCATCGCTCGCATCACCAGCCGCTCGTCCTCGACCGTGGCGAACGCTGAGGTGTTGACGCCGATGAAGGGCATCACCGCTTCCAAGGATTGGTCTCTTGGCATCTGGTCGGACTATTCTGGCTACCCGACAGGAGTGGCATTTCATGAAGGGCGCATTTGCTGGCTTGGCAATGACGCCTTCAACGCCTCTGTCTCGGATGCCTACTACAGCTTTGACGAGAACACGACCGGAGACAGCGGGCCGCTCTTCCGCACCATCGCGGTCGGCGGACGCAATGAGGGCCGCTGGCTCCTGTCGATGACGACGCTCTTCGCTGCGACGGATGCGAACATCGCCAAGGTCGGCGGTTCCTCGCTTGACGAGATCATGACCCCGACAAACTTCTCAGCGAAGGCGGTCGGCGAGGTCGGTGCTGAGATTTTCCAGCCGGCAAAGGTTGGGCAGGACACGGCCATTTTCGTCGGGCAGAGTGGCGTTGCGCTGTACGAGATCAGCTACCAGCCGAACGCGGCGGACTATCTGGTGAGCCACCTCACCAAGCTAACATCGACGTTCTATGAGGACGGCATCACCGGGCTTTCGGTGCAGGCCTTGCCGGACACCCGCGTGTGGGTCTCCATCGACGGCGCCACGTCTATCATGATCGTCTATGACAAGGCCGAGTCGGTCTTCGCCACCATTCCGGTTGAGACGGCCAGTGGCGACCGTTTCGAGTGCTTCGCGACCATTCCCGGCTCCACCGGTCAGGATCGCGTCTACACCATCGCCAAGCGCCTTGTGAACGGCTCCTATGAGTACCACATCGAAAAGCTGGCGCTCGATATCGAGGTCAAGCCGAACGCTGTTTGCAAGGTGATGGACGGCTTCGTTTCTGGAACTGGAGCGCACTCCGCTTCCATCACGGGGCTCGACCACCTTGAAGATCGGACGGTAGTGGCGTGGGTCGACGGCGCCCCGGTCTATGACGATGATGGCGTCACGCCCAAGACCTTCACCGTTTCGGGTGGCCAGATCACGTTGCCCAGCGCGCCGACCACCGGCTATTGCGTGGGCCTTGCCTACCGGGCTCGCTTCAAGTCGTCGCGCCTCGGCTATGCCCCGGACAACACCACGGCCATGCTCCTTCAGAAGAAGGTCGCGGGCATCGGCTTCCTCCTGTCCGACTATGTGCGCACTGGCGTCCGCTTCGGTGCTGAGTTTGACAACGCCAGCCGGCCGCTCGAATACCTGCCCGCCATCCACACCGATGACGGCGATACGCATGCGGACGTGGTCCTTGGCGTCGACCCGGATGAGGACACTCATCCATTCCCCGGAGACATCAGCCTCGATTCCCGGTACTGCATCGAAGCCAACTCGCCCATGCCTATGACGGTTCGCTCGATTGTCGTCTCGCTCACCACTTAGAGTCGTCCCCTCCGTCACCCCAGCGGGTGGCGGAGTGGCTATCACCTATGCCGGCCTCGCCGGGGACATCATGGTCGGCCGTGGCGGACTGTGCTGGCACGAGGGGCTGTGCTGGATTTGGATTGAACCCCTCAGCCCGGAGATCGCCGGGCATGGAATGGCCATAGTGCGGGCCGCCCGCCGTATGCTACAGATCGCCCAGCGCTATGGCGAAAGCGTCGTCTTTGCGGTGCGGGATGAGACCGAGGCCGGGTCCGACAAGCTCCTCAAGCTCATAGGCTTCACGCTCGCCGACGCCCATGGTGCGATACGTGAAGACGGGACCAAGACGGAGCTTTGGACATGGCGAACCTCGCAACAATTGCGGCCGTAGTCTCTATTGCCGGAGGCGTTGTCTCTGGCATCGGGTCTCTTCAGGCCGGCGCCGCCGCGAAGGAGGGCGACTATCAGGCCGCCAACCAGCTTGAGCAGCAGGGGCGCGGTGAGTTTGCAGCGGCCCAGCGCGAGGCCCTAGAGGCCAAGTATCAGTCCGACCTTGTGATCAGCCGGCAGATCGCCGTTGCGGCCGCCAGCGGTGGCGGCGCGCGAGGCACCCCGACCGTGATGAAGATTCTCGATGAGACCGGAAGCCGCGCGCAGCAGCTTGAGGAATCGATCATCTACAAGGGGCTGGACACTCAACAGCGCTACTACGCCGCCGCGAAGGTGAAGCGCATTTCCGGCGACGCCTCTCTCATTGGCTCGGTCTACTCCGGCGCGGGCTATGCGCTTGGAGGGGTCGGCGCCGGCATCAGGAGCTTGAACTAAATGGCCATTCGCATTCCGGGTCCGGAGACCATCAACGGCGCCGCCAACATGGCGCCTCAGGGGCCGATGATTCAGGCGGACACCTCCGCCATTGGTCGCGGTGTCCAGACGCTTGGGCAGGGTATTTCCGAGGTCGGCGGTGCGCTCGCTGAGCAGGCCGCGAAGATGAAGAAGGAGCAAGACCTTTCCGAGGTGTCGCTTGCCGAAGCGGAATACATGCGCGGCATGATCAACCTCAAGAACGACCTTTCACAAAACAATGACTACACGTCTCTTGGCCAGCTTGCCGACAATGGCTCCATGGATGTGATGACGGGCGCGGCTGAGAAGATCAGCGACCCAAAGCTCCGCAAGTCGTGGCAGCAAGAGACCGAACTGAAGCGCCTCGGGTTTCTCGATGATGTGAGCACGCGCGCCATCGGCCTGAAGCACGATGAGGCGCTGGCCAATTTCCAGACCTCGCTCGATGCCCAGCTTGTGTCCGCACAGGATGCGACGCTCCCGCGTGATCAGCGCCAGTCGGCGGTTGACGCCGGCCTCGGTTCGCTTCAGCGCGCCAAGGACATTGGGCTCATCACCCCCGGCCAATTCGTCACCCAGCGCGACGACTTCCTCACCAAGGCCAATCAGGGTTGGGCGATCAATCATTACCAGTGGATGATCCAGACCAATCCGTCACAGGCGGCGGCCGAACTCAACAGCGGCGCCGATGGCGGGGCCGGGTCGGTTGCCGCGAACATGATTGCCGCCAATGGAGGGCCGATTCAGTTTTCCCCGGACGTGGCCAAGATCGTCGCCTCCGATCTCCGCGACGCCTCGCTCCCGCAAGAGCCGGACCTTCAGAAGGCCTATCTCGACAACCCGAAGACCAATGCCCTGTACGCCTCGAATGCCGTGACGGTACTGGCGCGCGACAAGTTTGGCGGAGACATGGGCGCGGCGATCATCGCGCTCGCGCCGGGCGCGGACATGAAGATGGCGGAGGCCTTCGCCAAGGACCACGACGCCAGCAAGCTCCCGAAGTCGGTGAAGGACTTCTTCGAGTCGGTGCAGCAGGCGCAGATGCCATCGACCATGGACCACGTCCCGGTTGTGGCTGATCCAAAGGTCCACCTCGACCAGATCAATCCCGAGGTGCTGACTCGCTACGAGGCATTGCAGACCGCGTTCGGGAAACAACTCGTCATCACCTCCGGCTTCCGCGATCCTCAGACCAACGCCAACGCTGGCGGGGTGCAGGGTAGTCAGCACATCCATGGAGACGCTCTTGACGTCGACTGGAGCAAGCTCACCGAACAGGAGCGCATTCGCTTCCTCCAGACCGCCAGCGCTATCGGCTTCACCGGCATTGGCGTTTACCAGAACCACGTTCACCTCGACCTTGGCGCTCGCCGCGCGTGGGGGCCGTCGACTCACGCGGACTCCATTCCGACCTATGCTCAGGGTGTCATCGGCCAGCACATGTCCGGCAGCATCGAAACGCTCCCGATGCCGAACATGAAACTCCCCCCGGCCGCGCAACTCCTCACGCCAGATCAGCGCATGAGCCTGATCGCATCGGCGCGCTCGGCTTCGCAGGAACAGTCCGTCACCCTTCGCGACTCGATTGAGACCACGGTCAAGGACGCGCCGGCCGCCATGGCGTCCATGGGCAAGTGGGACGGCCCGACGCTTCGGCCGAATGACTTCGTGACGGCCTACGGATCGAAGGACGGGATTGAGAAATATCGCGCCTATTCGGCGGCGATGGATGTGGCGACGCATCAGTATCAATTCCGCACCGCCAGCGAGGCCGATATCGTCGCGGCAGTGCAGGCGGCCCGTCCGTCCAATCCCGGCCCCGGCTCAGAGGTTGCCGGCCAGCGCTTCACCGCCATGCAGGAAGCCGCGAACCAAGTCCTCGCCGCACGCGCCAAGGACCCGGCAGGGTATGTGTCTCAGGTCTTCGATAAGACGGTCGGCGCCGCATGGCAGAACGTCGCTTCAGACCCGGCCTCGATCCGCCGTGCGATCAGCATCACGTCACTCGCCGAAAGCCAGCTTGGCATCAAGACCCCCGCGCTCCTGCCTCAGCAGATGGCGGACAGCGTCGCTGCGACCTTCAACAACCTGCAACTCCCTCAGCAGGACCGCGTCAACGCTGTGCTCGGCGTGATCTCGGCCGCGACTACCGACGCGGACAAGACGGCTATCGTCAACCAGCTTGTGGCGTCCGGCGTGCCGAGCTACCTCAACCGCGCGCTGGCGGCCGTGGAAGATGGCCGGAACGATGACGCGCGCATCCTGTTCGAGGCGGCCAGCGTCGACCCCAAGAACCTCCCGGATATCACGCCCGGCGATAAGTCGAAGATGACCGACGCCATCAACAGCATGTTCACCGGGAACGGAATTGGCGCGGTGTTCTACTCAACCAACATCGGAGAGGACTCATCGAACTGGGCTCGTGCCACGGGTGACATGGTCCTTCTGGAGCGCGCCGCTCGCATCCACATGTCGGAAGGCATGAACCCCGAGGCGGCCGTGAACAAGGCGGCCTCTGAGTTTTTCGGTGACGTGAAGGTCGCGGTGGGCAACGGTAACGCCGGCTCTCCGGGGTATCGCACGATCCTCCCGTCCAACGCCGATGAGCAAACCTACCGCAATGGATTCCGCGGCCTTCAGGCGGAGGTTGCTAGCGCGCTTTCCGACAAGATCACCTCAGCAATCTCGACCATGCCGTCCGGCACTCCGCCGAACGCGCTGAAGGCGGCGGCACAGGCGCGCGACTCCTACGTCCGCTCGATCATGCAGACCGGTTTCTTCACCAGCGTTGGCAACGGCAAGGGCTATGTCTTCATCAACCCGAAGACCAACTCGCCGATCACAAACCGGAACGGCGCTCCTCTGATCTTCACCGACAGTCAAGTCATGTCGGCGGCGAGTGGGTATGTGCAGCAGACCCAAGACTACCAGACCATGATGACAACCGGGATGCCCTGATATGTCGATCTTCGATCCTGTCGCGAGCTACACCACCTCGACGGCACAAGACGAACTGACGGCGGCCTTCAATGAGCCCTACGTCGCCAAGGACATGCTGGACGATCCGAACCTCCGGTTTTTCACCGACGCATGGATGCATGGTGTCGCTGGAACGGGAATCCGCGATCTCTCGCTCCCGCCGCTCAACCCGATTGCCGCGAACCGCTATGAGCGGCCGGAGGACTTCGCCGCTCGCCGCGCCGCCGCTGAGGCGGCCAACCCGTCCCTCACCCTAGACCAGTACAAGGCCAGCCCGTCCTATCGAGAGCAGGTCCCGTGGGAACAGGGAATGACGGAAGACCGCGCGGCGGCGAAGGCGGCGCAGTTTGATCAGAGCTTCCTCACCCAACAACTGGCGGAGAAGAAGCCAATCGAGTCGTTCTTCATGGGGCTGGCGTCCGGGTTTGCCGACCCGACCAACTTCATTGTCCCGTACCTCGGGAGCGGCATGGGCGCGGCGGCAGCGGCGCGCTTCGGATGGGGCGCCTTCGGTCGCATCGCCGCTGAGGCAGGCGTCGCAGCCGCCAACAATGCGGTGGCGGCCGGCGTCTTCGGCGCACTCACGGCCAGCACCCGGCAGAAGCTTGGCGAGGATGTGAGCTTCAACGCCATCCTGAACGAGATCGCCATGTCAGCGCTGATCGGCGGCGCCTTCGGCACGGGCATCCACCTCATGGGTGATCTCCGCGCCCGCGCAATCGAGCGCCCGCTTATGGCCAAGGCCCAGACCGCGCTTGAAACTATCGAGACCACGTCGAAGAGCCGGGCGGTCGCAGAGATCGCCGCCGACATGCTCGCTCGCCGTGGCGACGTGGAGCTTCCCCCGGCCGCGATTGAGACCATCAAACAGATCAAGGATCAGGTCGAAGCGGTGACGGCGCCGGAGCGCGACGCGGCCGTTGCCACGGTCGCAGCCAAGGCCCCGGATCAGCCCGGCTTTGAAGTCGTCACCCCGTCCGGCCTCACCATCCGCGCCGTCCCTCAGATCGTTGATCTCCGCACCCTCAATCAGGCCAGCGGGGACCTTCAGGTTCGCGACCGTTCGCGCTTCTCATCGGAGGCGTGGGTTGAGGGGACTGCCGGCAAGCTCGACCCGATGAAGCTCCTGCCCGACAGGAACGCCGGCCTTGGCGCTCCCGTGGTCGGGATGGATAGCACCATCAACTCCGGCAACGGCCGCGTGAAGCTCATTCTCCGGGCCGCTGAGGCGCATCCTGAGGCCTATAGCAACTACCTCAGCACGCTCCGCGAAAAGGGCTACGAGGTGCCGGAGGCCAAGAATGGCGAGGTCTACGGGCTCGTCATGCGGCAGGCGAGCGAAATGACGCCGGAAGGGCAGGCGGCTTGGAACACCGATGCCAACGCCCCGCTCGTGGCGCGCATGTCGTCGGCTGAGATCGCCATGATGGACGCCCGCGCCATGACGGACGAGACCTTGGCGACGCTCCGGCCGGGCGAGTTGACCAGCGCCGCGAATGCGGAGTTTCGCCGGTCCTTCATCAACAACCTGCCGGAGCTTGAGCGCGGGGTGATGCTCACCGAGGACGGCAACCTCAGCAAGGACGGCGCCCGTCGAATCGAGAATGCCATCGTCGCGGCGGCCTATGGCAAGGCGGACCCGGCCGTGGTGCGCCGCTTCGCAGAGACCGAGGACGAGAACGCCCGTGCCGTCATTGGCGCCATGTCGGACGTTGCGCCGAAGTGGTCTTCCTTCGTCCGGGAGATCGAGCGCGGCGATCTCAAGCCTGAGGCGGACATGTCGCCTCACCTTACGCAAGCCCTGTCGCTGATCAGCCGGTGGCGCGAGCAAGCGAAGGAACAGCGCCGGCCGGTCTCTGCCGTGATCCGCGAGCGCATGAATCAGTCCGACATGTTCTCCGGGGACATCCGCCCCGAGGTGAAGATGTTCATCACCATGTTCTACCGCGACGGGCACTATGCGACCGCCATGGGCCGGGAATCTCTGGCCAACAACTTGTCCCGGCTGGTTGACGAACTTAGATCAAGCGCAGCGCCGTCGCTCTTCGTTGATCCGACCGCGCTGGCCACACCTCTGGAGGTACTGACTCATGTTACGGACACTCGACTCGGGGACGTATCTCCGGATGCAAGCCTCTTTGAGAATGCTCAAGGCAACCGGAACGCACCCGGCGATGGCCAAGGAGATCGAGGCGGCTCTCAGCCGAACGGACAAGCTGATAGCCAAGCAGCAGCAGCAACTTCAGTCGAAACCGTCGCAGGTCCGGTAGACCTCCCGGCTCCGGGCCGGCCGGTCGCGCTCCGCGATGTGCCGGAAGAGGCGCGGCCGGCTGTCGGAAAGGCCTTCTGGCAGTCGGCGCCGGAGCGCTCGATTGATGAGCTTTTCGCCCCGGATGGTCCTGTCGCCAAGGATCAGGCTGAGCTTATCGCTTTCGACAAATCGCTTCGCCAGAAGTACAGCGTCCCCGAGCCCGTCGATAAGAAGACTGGTGAAGTAAAATACGCCGATGCGAAGAAGCGCGTCACCGCCGAACAGAAGATGGTTCGGAAAGGCTACAAGTCCGCGTCACAGATGACGGACTTGGTGCGCACGGGATTTGCCGTCGACACCCCGGAAATGGCCGATGTGCTGGTGAAGGAGTTTGGCGACAAGTATGCCGTTCTTGATGAAGGGTGGAACATCAACGACGCCAACTATTTCGACCGAAAGATACTGGTGAAGTTTCCGGATGGCCTCATCGCCGAGGTGCAGTTTTGGCACCCGGACATGTTGGAAGCGAAGGAAGGCTCAGGCGGCGGCCATAAGCTCTATGAGGAGGCGCGCGACCTCGAAAGCAAGGACCCGAACGACCCTCGCGTTCAAGAGCTTTATGGGAAGATGCAGAAGCTCTACCGCGACGCGCTGGCGGAGGCATCACCGGCTTGGCGCGGCATGATCGAGGACGTGATCATCGACTCGAAGCTAGGCGGTGGCGGTAGATCGGGGAAGGCTTTGGCGAACGCCTCTGGCGACATGGTGCGCCCGGAGTCGACAATCTCCAGCCAAGAGACCCGTTCCCAGCCGGCGCCATCGGACAGCACGGCGGCGCCGACGCGCTTGTCACCCGAGTCCATGATCACGGCCGGCCGTGACTCCCAGTCGAAAAATTTGGTCTCCATGGCGCAAGATATAGGGACGCTGCCGGCCGTTGTCGATCCTATTGCGCCTCCGAAGGAGCCGGTCCCGGCTGAGATTCAGGACGCGGTGAAGCGCCTCGGGAAGGCGGAGACCCCTGCGGAGATCGCCGAGCTTGTCGGCATCGATCCGAAAACCGGTGACTTCCCGGAAATGAAGGACATCGAGCAGATCAAGTTTGAGGGCCGGTTGACCGAGGAGGACCAAGCCACGCTCGATCAGGCGAAGGCCAATTACGACAACGCGGTCGCATATGGTAAAGCTTTGGAGGCCGCCGTTTCGTGCGTGAAGTGAGGACCCCATGGCCTATGTGCCCGATGAAGCCTGTTTGCTGGCCGCTCGTGCGGCGGCCGGCGATGAGCTAACCCAACAGGAGATCATTGACGCCTTTCAGCGCGTTGATGAATTTCGCAGAAAGCTTGATGCGGCGGGCGATCCTGTAGGACGGGACGCCCGCCTTTCGCGTCTTGCGGCGCAGGAGGCGGAGAAGGCGCAGATCGCAGCCGCCATGGCTCGCCGGCACGCCGCGCTCAACATCATCGTCCGCGACAAGCTTGAGGAATCCATCGGCTACATGTTGCAGGCCGGCATGACGCCCCGGCAATCCTTGCTCGCCATTCTTGAGGGGTCGGTGACGAAAGGCGTCCGGAACGCCCGCACCTCGGTCGCGACGTGGCGCGCGGCCTACGCCAAGAAATACCTCGGCGGCATGCTCGGCGAGATCAACGACCACAACCCGAACCTCTTCCGCTCCCTCAGCGATCCGAAGCTCGACCGCGACACCATGGTCGAAATGTGGGAAATGCGCGACGGCGGGAAGCCCGGCTCTACCGGTAACTCGGATGCCAAGGTGCTGGCTGGCATCTTCGCCAAGTATGCGGAGGCCATGCGCACAGAGTTGAACGGGCTTGGCGCGTCCATCGGCAAGCTCGACGGATGGGCCGGCGCGCAGGTTCACGACACCCTCAAAATGCTGAAGGTGACGCCGGAGGAGTGGGCCGCTCGCACGATCCGCTATCTTGACGTTGAGCGCACCTTCCCAGACGCCCCGACTTCCCGAGACGCGATGGATATCCTCACCGGTATCTACCGCACGATCATCACCGGCATTCCGGAGGCGCCGACGCCGGCAGAGCGCGGGGTGCGCGTCAATCCGGCGAACATGGCCAAGAGCCTCGGCAAGAGCCGCGTTCTTCACTTCAAGGACCCGGACGCCGCCATCGGCTATCGCGAGGAGTTTGGCTACGGCATGGTCGCGGACGGCATGATGGCGCACCTCACCAACAGCGCCCGCCTCGCCGCGAACATGAAGGTGCTGGGGCCGAATCCGAAAGTCATGTTCGACGCGATGACGGCCTCTCTCGCGCGCCGGGTGAAGGAGTCGACCAAGCTCTCACCTCAGGAAATCCACGATCTCACGAAGCAACTCACGACCGACGCGGGTGCTCTTCGCCATGCGCTCGATATCGCGACCGGGGTGCAGGCCACTCCGGAGAATGTGAAGTGGGCTCAGATCGGGCAGGACATCCGCAACTTTGAGTCTATGGCCAAGCTTGGTGGAGCGGTGTTCTCGTCCGTTGGCGATCCGCTCACCAACGCGCTCGCCGGACAATTCCGTGGCAATGGCTTCTTCCGCACCCTCGCTCAGCAATTCGCCTTCTTTGTCGACGGATCGAAAGAGGGGCGCGATCTCATGTTCCTCTTGGGCGAGGGATTCGACGGCATCACCCACAACATCGTGGCGGCACAGGCCGGCAATGATGGCCACCTCGGCATGACCGGCCGGCTGACAGAACTCTACTACCGCGCGAACGGACTGACCTTCTGGACCGACCGTCACCGCATGGCGGCGGCGCGCGTGGTGTCGGCAGAAATGGGCATGCGGAGCGCCAGCGCCTTCGCCGATCTCCCGGCCTCTTACCGCCACATCCTCGACCTCCACGGCATTCGCGAGGCGGAGTGGAACGCCATCCGCCAGTCCTCGCTCCGGCAGGTGAACGGCCGCGACTACGTGACGCCCGACCGGATTGCTGAGCTTCCCGACGACGCCATCGCCCCGCTCGTGAAGCAACGCCTCGACTCAGCGCGCAAGACTTCCATGGTCGATGAGCCGACCAACAACCCGGAGGTGAAGGCGGCACGCGAGGCGGACTATCAGGACCGCGCGGCGCGGATCATCGACCAAGGGCGCTCCGATCTGGAAATGCAGGTCCGCCGCTTCTTCGCCGATGAAGTGACGCAGGGCATCATTGAGGTCGATCCTCGTTCGCGGCGCACGACGACGCTGGGGACGCGGCCCGGCTCGCTGGCTGGCGAGGCCTTGCGCTTCATGATGCAATTCAAGGGGTGGCCTGTGGCCTTCACCCAGCGCGTCCTTGGCCGGCAGTTTTTCGCGCGCCGTCCCGGATCATGGGACCCAAGACAGGGGACGTTCTGGAAAGAGAGCGCGCCGCAAATCGGAACGTTGCTCGCCTCGCTCACCCTCGCCGGCTATGCGACGATCATGATCAAGGACGCGCTGAAGGGCTATTGGCCTCCGCGCGACCCGTCAGACCCGCGAACATGGATGGCGGCAATCCAGCAGGGCGGAGCGTGGGGTATCTATGGCGACTTCCTGTTTTCGACGCGCAACCGCTACGGCGCCGACCTCGCCAGCACCCTCGCCGGCCCGACGCTCGGCACTTTCTCCGATCTGTGGAACATCGCATCGGACGCTCGTGACTTCACGGTGAGCGGCGGCGAGGACCCCTTCTCTGCCGCCAACGCCTTCTCAACCCTGTGGGCAAACACGCCCGGCGCGAACCTGTTCTACGTCAAGCCGGCGATGGACATCCTCTGGGTCAATGGATTGCGGGAGTTGCTGTCGCCCGGATATCTAAGACGGCAGGAGACCACTCGCGAACGCGACTACGGGCAAACCCGCTTCTCGCCGCAAACCTTGGGAGACCTTGTGAAATGACCGTCCAGACCGACCGGCTCAGCAGCAGCCCGACCTATGACGGGTCTCCGATTCGTGGATCATCGTTCGAGTTTGTCATCGGGCTTGGGTCGGCGGTTGCCGTTGGCCTTGTGACAAACCCGACGCTCGCCGCTGGTGACGTACAGGTTAGCAAGGACGGCGGTGCCTATGCGAACATCACGACTTTGCCGACGACATACCCAACGGGCGGCAACACCATCATCATCACCCTGTCTGCGACTGAAATGGAGGCGGAGGTTGTGGTGGTGCGCTTCACCGATCAGACCTCGCCGAAGGAGTGGACCGACACGGTGATCACGATCCTCACGGAGAATCCGTAATGCGTACCGCTGGCCGCGACACGAGCGTCAACATCATCGACCGCCGCCGTGAAGGGCGGCTTGCTCAGCGCAATGTTGGCATGATCGGCCGCGCGGCATGGTCGGACCCAAACCGGCCGATGTGGGACTATCTGCTTTCTCCGGGCAGTGTCGGCGAGGGCGGGTGGTATTCGTCCTACGGAGTCGACAACGCCATCACGTCCGCCCCGAACTACAAGCGCGAGCGCGACCGCATTGCGCAAGAACAGATGGCCTATCTGATCTCCGGCTATGACAAGTCAGTTTTTGGGCCGTCTACCGCGACCGTCAATCTGGTTGCCGATGTTGCTGAGACCCCGGCCTTCACCCGGCACATTCAGCAGCAAGCGGATGCTGGAGCGATCTCGTCCAATATCGAGGACCGGCGCAGCGCGCCCATGCCCGTCGCGCGGAGCTTTGAATTTGACGGGACGACCGTGTGGCTCGACGTGGCCAAGCCGGACGGAACGACCATGTCCGATGAGGAGGCGGTGAAGGCCTACAAGGAATCTGGCAGCAACCTCGGGACATCGTGGCAACCGTATTGGCAGACCGCGTCCAAGAGCCCGACCTACAACCTCACGCGGCCGGCGAACGCCGATCTCACCGACGCGGAAATCCGGACGTTGACTTACACCGTCCTCGGCGAGGCGGGTGGCGAAGGCGTCGCGGGCATGACGGCGGTCGCCAACGTCATCAACAACCGGTCCCTCTATGGTGGCGTGTACCCGTCCAACCCGGCCGATGTGGCGTTGCAGGGCGAGACCTATCACCAGTTTTCGACGTGGAACGATCCGGCGAATGGCGGGAATCAGGCGCACATCCAAGCGATCTACCCGACCGACTCAGCGGACTACCGCCTTGCCGAGGCCATCGTCCGCCGCACCTTCATCGACGGCACCATGCCGGACAACACGGGCGGCGCGCTCAACTACCACGTCACCGGGATCACCAACGGGTGGATTCAGAACCTTCAGGCGAACTCGCCCTATGGCTCAATCCAGATCGGCAATCAGACCTTCTACCCTCAGCACCCTATCCCGCCGCTGAATATCCCGGACGTGGGGACGCTCATGGACACGGCTGGCGGGGCCGCTGGCGGCGTTTCTCTGCCGCCGCTACCCAAGCCCCGGCCAGAACCGGGGACGGCAAACCCTGCCATCGCCAATGCCCTTGCCGCTATGGGCGGGGTCGACTCCAGCGTGACGGTTTCCCCGTATGTGAATTGGGCCGGCCAAATTGTTTCACGTGAAACAATTCCGCTCACCTCCACGGAGATCGATGATCAGCTTTACGGCATGATCGCGCCCCAGTCGGACAAGCTCGATCCGATTGGCGAGGGTCCCGGCACATGGTCGGACTTCCGCAAGGGGCTTCCTCTGCCGGCCCCGGCGCCGCTCAAGCCGGGCGATATCTCCGCGCCTCCCGCGCCGACTGTGCCGCTCCCGCGCCCGCGTCCGGATGTGACCTCCGAAGGGCTGGCAATCCGCAAGGTGACGACTGTGGAGATCGGCCCGGACGGCAACCCCGTGGTGAACGCCCCCAAGCCTGTGCCGGTGTCCGGCAAGCCCGTGACGCTGAATGACATCACTGGCCTGTCGCGTCCAATCCCGTCGACCGTCACCGTCCGGCAGACCGGCACTGTCCCCGTCAATCAGGAGGTCAAGCGGCCGAACGGAGAGACCAGACCGAAGGAGGTGGCGGGCAACGTCGCGCTCCCGGCTGGGACGGAGCCGGACGTGCTCAAGAAGCTCCGCCCCCTTACCGAACCGCTCGCGGCCCCTACGGTCTCTCCGGCGACCAAGGCCATCATGAACGATGTGTCCCGCGTCACCGTCACCCCGGCGACCGCGAAGCTGGCCAATGTCGGCTCCGAACCCCCGGCCATCACCATGGGAACCGCGACGACCAAGGTGACGGAGGTGATCCAGAACCCGGCCTATGCCGCGTGGCTGGAAACCTATGGCCACGGCGGGGCGAACGCCTCGGGCTCACCAGATGACCGGGACGCGAAGAACGCCCTTGGTAACGTCGCTATGGGGGTTGCCGGCGCGGCCGGTCCTCGCATCGTCCCTCCGCCTCCCCCGGCAACCATCACTGTCACTCGCGACCGCACCACGACCGTGCGCACCGTGGCGGAGCCCAAGGCGCCGGCCGTCCCGACCTATGTCAACTCGCGCGGCCAGCAAGTGGTGAAGGTGATGACGACGCGCTACGACCCGGACCTCAACGACTGGGTGCCGGTCGAGAAGTATGTGCCGGTGGAGAAGGCGACGCCCGGTGCCCTGCCGGCCGGTTCGGCGGTGGTGGCCAAGCCGAAGAACAACGGCGGCGGGAATGGCGGCGGAAACGGCGGCGGATCAGCCAGTGGCGGGGTGCAGTACGTCCGCCAGAAGGACGGCACGCCGCTGAAGCAAGTGACGGGCACCGTCTTCAACTACGACACTCAACAGTTTGAGACCCGGACCCACTATGTCCCGGCATAGCTTCGGGTTATAGAGTGCGGATATAGAGGCACCGAACGATGAAGATGAGGCCTCTATGTCTTCCGATTTTGCCCGTTGCCTGCCTGTGATCCTCGCCGCTGAAGGTGGCAAGGTAGACGATCCTCGCGACCCCGGTGGGCGCACCAATCAGGGAATCACTCAGGCGGTCTATGACGCCTTCATGACCCGTCGCGGGAAGCCGACCCGTGACGTGTACCTCATGACGAACGCCGAGCGCGATGCCATCTACCGCGCCCAGTATTGGGACGCCATTCGCGGCGACGATCTGCCGGATGGCGTTTCCCTTGCGGTGTTCGATGCGGCCGTGAACTCCGGCCCGACTCGCGCCGCCAAGTGGCTCCAGAACGCGCTCCGCGTGCCGGCCGATGGCCATATCGGCGAGGTGACAATCGCCGCCGCGAAGGCCGCGACCGATGATGATCTCCTCGTCACCGACATCATGGATCAGCGCCTCGCCTTCCTGAAGTCGCTCAAGACGTGGAAGACCTTCGGCAGAGGGTGGAAGTCCCGCGTCGATCAGGTCGAGGCGCTGGGAACCGCATGGGCAACTGGCTCCATCGGCGGCCCGGTGGTGCAGATCGACGGCGGCCACGGCAAGGCGTCCGAAGAGGATAAGAAGAACGCGCCCGTCATGGCCCCGGCAGACGTGGCAACTGGCGTTGGTGTTTCGAGCCTTGGTGTCGCACCTGTTCTCAACACCCTGCAAACGACCCTCACACCCTATGCTTCATCGGGCGGATGGATCATGAATGTCGTGGTCGGCCTCGCCATCATCGGCGCCGTGCTCACCATCGGCGGACTCGTGTGGCGCTTCGTCGTCATGAACAAGCGCAAGCAAATGGAGGCGTGAAATGTGGGACGTGCTGTTGTGGTTCATCTTCGGCATCCCGTGGTGGGTGAATGCCATTCTTGTCCTTCTGGTAGTCGCTGCGCTCGGGTGGTTTCTCCACCTCCCGACCCGGCACATTCTGGAGATCGCCGCGCTCGCCTTCGTTGCGATCTTCTCGCAGTCCGTTGCTCAGGCTGGCTACAAGGCCAAGGAGAAGCGCGACTTCAAGGAAGCCAACAAGGCCATCGACCGGGCAACCGACGCCCGACGAAAGCAGCAGGAGTTTGACAATGATCCGAAGAATCTTCGCCGCGATGACGGCTATCGTCGGGATTAGCGCCCTCGCTGGGTGCGTCCCGAATATGACGGCGGCCTATGTTTACTGCGATGTTGAGAAACCGATCTCGTGGTCAACCAAGGACACCGACCAGACTATCCGCGACGTGAAAGAGCACAACGCGGTCTACAAAAGCCTCTGTCCCAAATAAGCGAGAGGGCGCCATGAGCGGCATCTGGGGGAACATTCTACAGGCTATCGCCCTGTTCGGGTCCGCCGTTCTGCGCATCTCCCTCTCTCCTTGGGAAGGGCGGTGGCGGGCGCTGATCTCGTTCGCCACTGCCGTCTTCTGTGGCCTGTTCCTCCCGGACCCGACCCTTGCCTTCTTGCACGCATGGCTCCACGTCGAGCCCGAGGATTACCGCACCCTCACCATAATTCTGTGGGCACTCTCCGGTGAGGGCATCGTGAAATTCGTGCTTACTACCGTCAAGACGCCCAAATCTTTCGGGGATATGCTGGTGAGGATCGTCAAGGCCTTCAGAGGGACAGAGTGATGAGCATCGTCCGGGACAAGCTTGGCATTGATATCAACATCCCAAGCCATGCATGGGACCTCTTCATCTTCGCCGGCTGGGCCGGAATCGTGCTCTTCGCGGCGATCTCTGCCGCGATCCCAGCGTCGGAATGGATGGAGGTTCGCAGCGTTCATGTCGAGGACAGCGTTGCCGGCGCAAACCCTCAGATGCAGGTCGACCGGACGATCAAATCCGACTTCGTGGGGAACTGGCTGGTTGAGGTAGAGCGTGACTATGGGGCGGGCTTCGGCCTGTTCTGCTCAGCGCGTGGTGAGGCGGCCTACCGTCAAGATGCCGTTCTACCGACGCCGCTCTATCTCGATTGGTGGACGTACCCCGTCAAGTGCATCCTGCCGGCCGGGCGCTACCGTGTCGAAACCACATGGACAATCAGTCCGGAGTTGGTCCCGACCAAGACCGTCCGCTCCCTGTCCAACGTCTTCAACGTCACTGATCCGGTTGACGGCTGAATAGATCATCAGGGCGGTCGCGAGGAGCTTCTTGTTCTCGATCATCATGTGGATGATCCTGCGCCCAATTCGTTAAGTAATCCTTATGTTCGGCGCAAAACCACAAGCCGGGCATCTTCACCTCAGCGCTCAACAGCCGCACGCCAAACCCGAATGCACCTTCCTTTGTGCAGTCGGGGTGGCGACATGGATGTATGAAGGCGAGCGGCCGGCGCATGGTCCCGTCCGGCAATTGGAACTGAAGTCCAGATTGCCGGAGGAACGGCACGCGATCATTCAGTGGTGGAAGATTCGTCGGTAGACTTGGATGCGTCATTGCTCAGCACCGGGAAGGTCGGCGGATCGATGATCGTCAACACGCTCTCGGCCGCGTGGGACAGTAGAATGAGGCGGTTACGTTCCGCCTGCAATTGCTCGATGATCGCCTTGTGGGTCTCGATGTGAGAGTCGACTTCCTCCAGCCGGGCAATGGCGCGGGTGCGGCGGCGGTCGGCTTCCCGGCGAAACTCTTGGGTCTCATCGAGGATGGGTTGCGATGTGGCTTCAGTCATGGCGTCGGTCCTTGAACGTGTTGCGAGATCGGAGCGGGCGGTGTCCTTTCTGGAATGGCCGGCTTCGGATGGGGTTTGAGGTTTTCTTCCGGCCTTCTGGCGGGCCGTGGCGTCGGCGAATCCTGTCGCTCTTTCGGATGTTCGCAATGTCAATTGCGGTCTTCTCCTTGTGGCATGGCTCCCGGTGAATGGGCGCCCGGTTTGACATGTCGTTCCAGTCTGAGCCGGGCGGCTGTAGCTCCTTCGGGATGATGTGATCATCGTCCCATTGGTGCAGCCACGGCAAGATCAGCCCGCCACACCAGTGGCAGATGTAGTTAT